TCTCACAAGAGATGGCACCTCGCCACCTTGTAGAAGTGGCACTTGTCTACAGACGGGATGGTGTCCCAAAGGGATTTGTCCCTTGTATGTATTGGGCAACAAGCTGGGTGGGCGAGGACTATGATGACGATGTCATCCGCCTTTTGAATGGACATGAGGTAGCAGATTTGCTATTGCTTGCCAAAGAATATATCTACACGAAGGACAATCGATAATGAGTTACCCAGATACAATCGAATATGAACCCAGCTTTGCTGAAGAAGAAGCCATAGCCGAAAATAAAACCCAAGTCTTTAATGCCATGGTCGTGCTTACAGACTATGATGGCTTCTGCCAGAAGGGCATGGAGGTTTACTATGGCGACGACTACGAGCTAAAGATGACCGACCTAATGTATGAGAAGATACATGCCGCCACAGGCTTACCAGTCTGGAAGGTTAGGGACATTGCCCTAGACTTATGCGAGTCGCAGTATGTCCAAGGCTCTTGGCGGTCTAAAATTAATGGAATGTGGAAGGAGTTTGCCCGTGACTAAGTTTGAAATAGTAGATGGTGTTGTTCGTGGCTATGCCACAGCAACTGTAGAGATTTCATACGAAATACCTATGTATGATTTAGCTGGGCAAGGTGTCTTGGAAGGCGAGGCGGACGACGAAGAAAACTTTCTCGACGATATGCAAGAAACCCTTGAGAACGGGGCAAGTGACTACATCGAACGTGCTTTGGATAGTATTTCCTTCAATAGCGGCGATGATGTTTCTATTGACAGTAGCGAGCCGCCTATGATACACTCAATAGAAGTTGAAGCAGAAGTAGAAGAGGTAGAAGATGACAAAGACGAATGAAAAACAGATGGTGCTTGTCTCAGCAGAGACGCTGTGTGACCTGCACCTTGCAGCTTATGACTACGATTATAAGAAATACCCCACCACTGGCCAAGACATTATGGCGGCACAAAACGAAGCACGAAACGCCCTCTATGCCTGTGGCTGGTGGGGACAAGGAGACGAAGACTAATGTTTACAATCATCGCCACCATTCTGGGCATCTTGTTTCTTGTGTTTCTCGCCATGACTATGTGGGAAGCAATCATGCAAGGCTTGATGCTCCTGATGTTAAACCCCGCCACGCTATTGACAATAATAGTTATGTCAGTTATACTGGCAATTATATTTTGAAGGCAGCAAAGGAGAACACCAATGCCTAACTATTGTAACAACGAATTGACTATCAAATCAGACAGCGCAGGACTATTGCAAAGCCTGATGAACGAATTGAAACAGGCCGATAGCTACGAGGTAGACTTCTTGTCTATGCTCGTGCCTTTCCCAGAAGAAACAAACTACCAGTGGGATTATGACTGGTGCGTCCAAAACTGGGGAACCAAGTGGGACATCTTTGATGTATACCATGCCTCGCTTGATGGCGACACCCTGACTGTCTCATTTACGACAGCTTGGTCACCGCCAGTAGCGGCACTGGAAACAGCTATGCGAAAGCACGGCTTCACCTTTGACCTGTATTACGAAGAAGGCGGGGCTTGCTTCATTGGTCACGCCGTAGGTGATGGCGAGGCATCCATTGACAACACTTGGGAAACTCTAACAGACCAACACCCAGAGGAATACATCCCAGAGAATGTGCTTGATGCCTTCCCATATGTTGTGCCTGACTGGGAAGAATACCAGCAGGAAAATGACCAAGAAGAATTGAAGGAGTTAGCCAATGGCTAAAAAGTATAGAGGCATAGCCACGATGTCTATTGACATGTTTGTAGAGTTCGACGAGGTAGATATACCGCTAGACATGGACGAGCATAGCTTTGCTGAGTTCCTGGCTCACACTGGTGAGTGGCAAGAAGAACCTGCAAGCGGTGACTTTAAGATTTACGAAGTAATGGAGACTACAGATGACACGACTATTACCTACCACTAACGCCGTCCGATGGGCAAGCGGTCACTTCCTGACCAACGAGTTGCCTATGGATTACATCAACATGAACGACAAGCAAGTGCTAGAGTATATAGCATTCCATGTCTGCGAACAATACGAGAATGACCTGCCCGAAGTTGTGTGGGACATGATTGAATGGCTCGCAGAAGATGCAGTGAATAACATTGACCGACTAACAGCAACCATATAGGAACATGACATGAAAGCCATACTAATTGATACACCAAAACAAACCATTGAAATCGTTGACTATTCAGGAGACTACAAGGACATCTACACACTACTTGGATGTGAATTGTTCACCTCAGTATACCTTGAAGGCGTAGGTCAAGACACCTTGTATGTAGATGACGAAGGATTGTATGTGGAGAACCAAGTGTTCTTCAACATCAAGGGTTGCTCTCAGCCATTGGCAGGGCGTGGCCTTATCCTTGGCACTGACGACATAGTTGTGTCAGTTATAGAGGGCGAAAGCATCGACTGCATGTCTAGCCTTGAGCAGATAAAGGACATGGTAACTTGGAGAGACGCCTCGCTGCCAGCACCCGAAGCTGGGTTCTTCGCAATGCCCTTGACCGATTACGATATGATGGAAGCATTCATGTCTGACGACACTGACACCCTGACTGACGAAGAACTTCTATATGCACTGGGGGTTAAATAATGTTTGACATCCCTGTAACAATATCGTATATTGAGGTGGGCATCCTGATAGGTGTCTGGCTAAACACAACCATCAATGTCTATAACTTTATGAAAGCACGGCATGACGGATGACAAGGAAAAGAAACACGAAGCACTGAGACGTTGGCTAATGGGCAATCAGTTGTCCCACCGACAGACCATTGACTTCCTTGACAAGCGGCCTGAGTTTAAGAATTGGCTGAAAGAATATTTTATTAAAGCATTTAACGAAAGGAGCTAGAGATGGCTCGCTATGAAGTAACATTTGTAATTGACACAGACCTAGAAGACGTAGGCACACAACCTTGGTGGCCTTTGATTGGCGAAGAAGCAATGCCACTTGACTGGCTTGAGTATGTGATGGTGCGAGACTTAACAGAGGACGAGTATGTCCTTGACGTAGAGTTCGACCCTTACACAATCAACGTGGTTGACATGACCCAAAAGGAAGCTGTTATCCACCAACCCAACCTGCAATTAGTGGTGAACAATGACCAGAGCAAGCAAGAGGACGAGGGCGAACCAGACGAAGCGCCGCCGCAACAGTAACGCAAAGGCTCTGGAAGCAGGGCAGTTTCAACCACAAATAATCCAGCCCAAGAAGGGCAAGGGAAGCTACACAAGAAAAGGAAACGCAGAAGATGCCGAATAAACACACGAAAATGTTCAAGCCTTGGTATGAGGATAACGCCCTAAGTATCTGGGAAACAAAGACAAATAGCCGTGGCTTCAAGGAGTCGAGCAAGGCAAAGCACATTCGAGCCAAGGACTATGACCGCCTTGGCAAGGAGTGGGAACGTGAGCAAATCTGGAACGACGGGTATTAGAAATGATTGAGCTATTAGCAACACCGCTTATGTGTATGGCAATGAATGTCTATCACGAAGCACGAAACGAAAGCACAATGGGGCAACTTGCTGTGGCACAGGTTGTGCTTAATCGTGTAGAAGATGACCGCTTCCCTGACGATGTGTGTGCTGTGATTACACAGGGCATACACTGGGAGAGCAAGCCAGCCAAGAACAGGTGCCAGTTCAGTTGGTATTGTGATGGCATCTCTGACGAACCACGCAATGAAAAAGCGTTCATCCGCTCACAAGAGATTGCCGCAATGGTTCTCAACGGATGGACACATTCATTCGCTGACGGAGCAACACACTATCATGCAGACTACGTGATGCCAAGCTGGGCGCATACCTTTACCAAGGTAGCAACGATTGACAACCACATTTTTTATAGGTGGGATTAAGATGAACAAACAAGAGAAGCGACTTACATATTTTATTATAGCACTTGTAGCATTATTAGTGCTTCTATATAGTTAGGACATGATATGAGCAACCTATGGGAACAAGATAAGAAGCAACTCTTTAGAGACTTGTATCACCAGTATCTTGACGAAGGATACAGTCAGAAGGAAGCAAAGAAGATGGCACGAGAAGAGGCAAACGACCTGCACTCAGACAGCGTGAGCTTTGCCTTTGGTCTTTCTGAGCAGGAGCATGACGAATGAAACAGATGTCTCTTCGTAAGCTCAAGAAGATGGACGGGTTCTTTGGTAGGCTGTTTGTCTACGACGAGGACGCAGAGCAATGGCTTGAGCGTATGAAAATGAAGATGGGTTACGACTATGTCTATGACAAGCGTAAACAAAACGAAGGCGGTTCAACTTTAATACTTGCCTTCCTACACAAGGAGTGATATACAATGGACGACAAGCGCATTAAACGGCACAGAGATAATGTCCGCCGTATGAAGCAAGAGAAACGCCGAACACCAGAGTGGTATACAAAGAAAGCTGCCACGCTTAAGAAGGCACTGGGTAGGTTTCATGTAGGCATAGAGCTTGACCCTGCCGACAGGTCGTGGTATTACGATGGCGATGGAACGAAACTAGATAAAGAAACAGACGAGGTTTATAATGACTAAGACAGACAAGCAAAAGAAAAAAGCAATCCGCCGCAAGGCAATCACAATGCAGAATAATTCTGACCGCAAGATAACAATCACAGAAGCAATCAAAGAGGTTTCAAATGTATCGAATGATGTATAAAACACAAGGGTGTGGCGCTGCGTTCATGGAGAACGTCCAAGACAGGGACGAGTTCCTCCGCTTTCGTGCCTTATTGGCTAAGGGCATGGGCTTCACGACTGAGACAGTAAACAACAAGCTCTTCATCTATGACGAGGGCAAGGAGTTCGGAGTATATTATGCCGCCAACAAATGAGGCACAGGCAACAAGCAGAGGTGAGTGTGGGTCTTGTGGCTCATCCGATGGCAACGTCCACTACGACGATGGCCACGCCTACTGCTTTGTCTGCGAGAAGTTTACACCATCACCCAACCAAGAAGGACACACACCAATGCAAAACACAGTTGTAAACCTACCCACAGCACAGGCCACTGCTACCCTGTCCCAGGGTCAGTTCTCTGCCATCCCTGACCGCAGCATCAGCCTAGAAGCTGCAAAGACCTACGGCGTTACACAAACAGACGGCAAGCACATCTACCCATACTACGACATCAACGGCAATCACGTTGCCAACAAGGTGCGGCACGTTGCTAACAAGCAATTCAATGCGGAGGGCGTCATGCCCCATGCCACCTTGTTCGGCCAGCAGTTGTTTGGTCGGGCTGGTAAGTTCATTACCATCTGTGAGGGTGAGCTTGATGCCTTGTCTGCCTATCAGATGATGGGTAGCAAGTGGCCTGCCGTGTCTGTTCGTAACGGCGCACAGTCTGCACTCAAGGATTGCAAGGCACAGTTCGAGTGGCTCAACAAGTTCGAGAACATCGTGCTATGCTTTGACAACGACGAACACGGCGCAAAAGCGGCTGCTTCAGTGGCTCAGTTGTTCGAGCCTAACAAGTGTAAGATTGTCAAGCTACGGGCTAAGGATGCCAATGAGTATCTCAAGCACGGCAAGACCGAAGAGTTCATGCAGCGTTGGTGGGATGCACAGCCACACACTCCAGCAGGTATCGTAAGCCTCAAGAACTTTGAGGGGCTGTATGAAACAGATGACAAGGAGAGTGTGCCTTACCCTTACGAAGGCTTGAACGAGATGCTGTATGGGATGCGGACTGGTGAGCTTATCACCTTCACTGCTGGCACTGGTGCTGGTAAGTCAAGCATCATGCGAGAGCTAGAGCATCACCTGCTCAACAACTCCAAGCACAACATCGGCATCGTCAGCCTTGAGGAGAACGTCAAGCAGACTATCTTCCACCTTATGTCGGTAGAGGCAAGCAAGCGTCTATACATTCAAGAGGTTCGTGAGACTGTGCCACATGAGAAACTAAAAGCATACGAGGAAGCCACTGTAGGCACAGGCCGTGTGTTTGCATTCGACCACTTCGGTTCCATCCAGACGGACGAGATACTTGCTCGTATTCGTTACATGATTAAGGCTCTTGACTGTAAGTTTATTATCCTTGACCACCTATCCATCTTGGTGTCAGGTCTTGAGGGTGACGACGAGCGGCGCAACATTGACAAGATGATGACCAACCTACGCTCTCTTGTAGAAGAGACGCAGTGCTGTGTCCTGCTTGTCTCCCACTTACGCCGTGCCTCTGGTGACAAGGGTCAGGAAGAGGGCAAGGAGATTAGCCTGTCTATGCTCCGTGGCTCACACAGTATTGCACAAATCAGTGACGCTGTGATTGCAATGGAGCGTGACCAGCAGGCTACCGACCCCATCGTGGCCAACACAACCACAGTGCGTGTCCTTAAGAACCGCTATGCTGGTGAGACTGGCGTCGGTGCCTACCTGTTGTATGACCGTGACACTGGCCGCATGACAGAGATTGACGACCCTAACAAGGAAGACTTTGGCACAGTAGACGTGGGGGATTACCTGTGATATGTATTACAGGCAGCTTCAAGAGTTACACAGACATTTAGTTAGGTATATAAAAATGAGGAAATGTAGTAGATGCACTAAAGAAACATGGAACCTCACAAAGCGAGGGTGGCCGATGTGTGGTGACTGTACTAGGAAAATTAAACTTGATAAGTACTACCAAAAAACATATGGAGTTAGCTACTACACCATCCTCACTATGTTCAAGAGGCAGAAAGAAAGGTGTAAGATATGTGAGGTAAAGCTAAAGCTACCTAGCGATAAACACTCTGAGGTTGTAAAGAAAGCATGTGTTGACCACTGCCATGACTCAGGTGATGTTCGAGGTATATTGTGTACCACATGTAACACAGGATTGGGGGCGCTTGGAGACACCAAAGAAAGCCTTTCAAAAGCACTTAAGTATCTGGAGGAAATAGAAAATGGAACAACTTAAACCAATCGTAGGCAGCGTAAACATTCCCTTCTCACGAGAGAGATATGAACGCTCAGACAACAAGGCCAAGCAATGGGTGGTTGATTACTTATCCACACAAGGCCATACAATTTTAGACACGACAGAAGATTTTTCTGTTGACATCAAAAGCGAGTTGGATTATAATAAGTTCTTCAACGAGGCGGAGATAAAGTATGGATGGAAAGGTGATTGGAATCCTAATTGGAAAGAGATACGAATACCTTACCGCAAACATAAACTTATTAATGCAGTAGCAGACAAGGGTGTCTTACACTTCTACATCATACGACCTGACATGAAAGCAGCGTGGCGTATCAGTGGTGACACAGCATCTAAGTCAGTAGTTAAAGAAGCACAAGGTGGACGCATCCTACAGGGTGAACAGTTCTTCCACGTACCTTATCAAGAAGCGGAGTTAATTGAAGTATGAAAAGATTAGTAGTAGACATTGAAACAGACAGCCTAGATGCTACTACTATTTATTGTATTGTAGCTAAGGACATCGACGAAGACCGCATCTACACTTACAAACCAGACCATGTTCACCACGCCAAGAATCTTATTGAGAGTGCAGACATTGTTATCATGCACAACGGAGTGTCCTTTGATGCCCCTGTCCTCAAGAGATTGCTTGGTGTGGAGATACCACTGGCTAAGATACGTGACACACTTATCATGTCGCAGCTTGCCAGCCCAGTGCGAGACGGTGGTCATTCACTTGACGCTTGGGGTAAGACACTTGGCTTCGGGAAGATAGACTTCCACGACTTCTCAGGTTACACAGACGAGATGCTTAAGTATTGCATCAGGGATGTAGACCTAACAGCTAAGGTGTATAAGGCTCTTGTCCCTACACTCAAGGGCTTCTCTGCTCGTAGCATTAAGCTTGAGCATCAGATTCGTGCAGTGGTTGACAAGCAAGAACAGAACGGCTTCACACTTGACGTGAAGGAGGCAAGCCTGCTAGTTGCAAAGCTATCAGATAAGTCTCACAAACTTAGAGAAGAACTTCACGAAGTCTTTAAACCTATTACAGAGATTAGAGTATCTGAGAAGACAGGTAAAAGATTAAAGGATAAGGTTACTGTGTTCAACCCAGGCTCACGCCAACAGATTGCACAACGCCTTATGAACTTGGGTTGGAAGCCTAAGAAGTTTACTGAGAAGGGACAGCCGATTGTCGGTGAAGAGATTCTTGAGAAAATCGACATCCCCCAAGCTCAGTTGATTGCTACATACCTTACGCTTGAGAAGCGTGTGTCCCAGATTAAATCTTGGATTGCTGTAGCAGACGAGAACGACAGGGTACACGGCAGGGTTATGACGCTGGGTACAATCACTGGTCGTATGTCTCACTCGTCACCCAACATGGCACAGGTTCCTGCTGTCTACTCACCCTATGGTAAGGAGTGCAGGGCATTGTGGAAAGTATCTAGTGACGACTACACACTGCTGGGTACTGACGCATCAGGACTTGAGCTACGGATGTTAGCACACTACATGAACGACGAAGCCTACACCAAGGAAGTTGTAGAGGGTGATGTTCATACCGCTAACCAAACAGCAGCAGGGCTACCTACAAGGGACAACGCAAAGACATTTATCTATGCCTTCTTGTATGGTGCTGGTGCTGGTAAGATTGGACAGGTCGTCAATGGCACAGCCAAGGATGGTCAGCGTCTGATTGATAACTTCTTAAACAACATGCCTGCCTTGAAAGCACTACGCTCTAAGGTAGACAAGTTGTCTGGCAGAGGTTATCTCATTGGCTTGGATGGTCGTGTCCTTACCATACGAAACAAACATGCTGCACTCAACCTGCTATTGCAAGGTGCTGGTGCAATTGTATGTAAGGAATGGCTTAAGTTTATTATTATCCTAGCCACTAAAGCAAAGCTGGACTTCAACCTTGTTGCAAGTGTACATGACGAATACCAATTCGAGGTACGTAAGGGACAGGAAGAAGCCTTCGGTGCTATTACTAAGGAGGCAATGAAGCTTACAGAGGAATCCCTCAAGGTTAATTGCCCCCTAGATTGTGAGTATAAGACTGGCTTATCTTGGTCTGACACCCACTAAAGTGAAAATAAATGTTGACATTCTATTCAGGGTGTGGCATTATACAATCATCGCAACGGCAATAATGCTTAGCGAAACGGAAGCCAAACGGAATCCAAAACGGAGAATTAAATTATGACAGTAGTATCAGGTAAAGTTTATTGGGCATCTATTCAACAGCCGAACACAACGTACGAACCAGAGTGGGGTTTGGACTTGCTTGTGGATGACAACAACCGCAAAGCCATCGAAGCAGATGGACTTACTATCAAGAATAAAGGCGACGAGCGTGGAGACTTTGTACACATTCGTCAGAAAACAACCCGCCGTGATGGCTCAACCAACGAAGCACCTGAAGTTATGGATGCACAGAAGCAACCATTCGAACAGCTTGTAGGCAACGGCAGTGTATGTAACGTAATGTATACACCGTTTGCTTGGGAGATGAATGGCAAGTCTGGTGTATCCCCACTACTCAAGAAGGTTCAAGTAGTTAACCTTGTTGCATATGCTGGTGGCGGTGCTGAAGACTTTGACGTAATCGAAACTGCTGCTGCTCCTATTCAGGACATGGCAAGCGACGAGATTCCTTTCTAAGTAAAAGGAGTAAGCACGGGGGCTGCACTCAGATATTTGGCAGCTGAAGATGGATACGGGACGGGGACTCCATCACCTTTATCAGGAGATTATTATGGAAATTGCACCACTATTAGTTGTCGTATATGCTGGCCTTGCAGGGCTTGTACTTGGCTGGGCTATGCCACGAGGACGCTTCCTCAAGGCTGTACAGCTACGCTTCTTCAAGGGTCTGCATAACTTCTTTGCGGACGAAGAAGAATATATTGCCCACAAGGTACAACGTATTCGTAAGGCAGCAAAGAAAAAGTAGGACGCATAGCTCAGCTGGATAGAGCAACAGCCTTCTAAGCTGTAGGTCGCAGGTTCAAATCCTGCTGCGTTCGCATCAGGGGGTAACAACATGTTATACACTGTCTACAAAATAACCAATAAACAAAACGGTAAATTTTATATTGGTTGTCACAAAACAAAGAACCCACAGGATAACTATATGGGGTCTGGTACAGTTATAAAACGTGCTGTTACAAAGTATGGGGAAGACAACTTTATTAAAGATATTCTTTTTGTCTTCCCCTCACCCCAAGAAATGTTTGAGAAGGAAAAAGAATTAATAGCAGAATTAAACCCACCATACAACTTACATGAAGGTGGACTGGGCGGTTGGGATTATATTAACGAGAACAGTCTAAGGGCAAGATACGAAGACTGGCCTGAAAAATCTAAGCTCAGCCAAGCAAAAGCAGCCAGTAAAGTTGGAAAGAGTTTTCCAAAAGAACACTTTGTAAAGATTTCCCTGAAAGGAAAAGAAGCTATTAAAAACAAATTTCCTGACGGAATATGGAAGGGAAGAAAACACAAGGAGTGTTCTAAGAAGCTGATAGGAAAAGCCAACTCTAAGCACCAAGCAGGAAGCGGCAACTCAATGTACGGCACTATGTGGATAACAAATGGGGTTGACAGCTTAAGAATTATGCGCTATGATACAATTCCAACTGGCTACCGTAAAGGTAGAGTTATTAAAAAACAAAGCTAACATTGCTTTAGAATCGAGGGGTCGATGTAAAAGAATCCCCTCGTCGCTAGATAACTTAAGGATAGTTAATGATTGAAGAACTAACAGACACACTACTCACACTACACTTTATATTAATCTCAGTCTTTGTTGCGTTTACCTACTTCGAGCTGCGCTCATTTAGAAAGTATGCGGAACTACAGGCCGAACTACTAACAAAACTTAAGGAGTAACACATGACAAAGACATTAGACACACTGATTCCAGACATCTACGAGACGCTCGAACAGGGTGTCGATGTCACACTGCCTCACGTTGCAGAGGCATTAGAAGAAGTCGGCGGCCTTGTGCGAGAGGCAGTCGAAACCATACTCCGTGAAGGTCAGCGTAAAGGTGCATCAAACCTACGCTTGTCTTCAATCGGTAAGCCAGACCGTCAGATTTGGTACGGAGTACAAGGCGAAGAGGGAGAGTCAATCAATGGGCAGACTAAGATTAAGTTCCTTATGGGACATGTCCTTGAGGCTCTCCTGATTTGTCTTACCAAGGCAGCAGGCCACACAGTAACAGAAGCACAGGACGAGGTAATGGTAGAGGGCGTACTAGGCCACCAAGACTGCGTGATTGACGATGTGCTTGTGGATATTAAGTCTGCTTCCTCATTCGCATTCAAGAAGTTTAAAGAGGCACGGCTTACAGACGACGACCCCTTCGGTTACATTGCACAGATTAGTGCCTATGCCACGAAGAACAATCGTAAAGAAGCAGCCTTCTTTGCAATCGACAAGAACAGCAGTGAGCTTTGCATCTTACCAGTACATGACATGGAAATGATTGATGCACCCTCACGAGTAAGTTATCTGAAGGACATGGTGACTAAGGACGCAGCGCCTGCTCGTTGTTATGATACCATAGCAGATGGCAAGTCAGGCAATCGTAAGCTTGCTATTGGCTGTGTCTTCTGCTCATTTAAAAAGAAATGCTGGGCTGATGCCAATGGTGGCCAGGGTCTGAGAGCATTCAAATATTCTAACGGAGTACGTTACCTCGCAACTGTGGCAAAGACCCCAGACGTTGAGGAAGTACAGGTGTAATGAGATTCAAAAGAAAGAAGTACGACCACGAATACAAATCAAACTCTGAGTATGAGGCTGCACAGCAGCTACACAAGCAAAAGATTAAGTTTGTGTATGAGCAAGAGAAGCTGGCCTATGAATGGCGTGAGGATAAGAACTACATCCCAGACTTCTTCTTGCCCAACGGAGTTATCCTTGAGGTGAAGGGACGCTTTATGATTGAGGACAGGAAGAAACACCTGTTCGTTAAGTCGCAGCACCCTGACCTTGACATCCGATTTGTCTTTGATAATCCTACCCGCAAGTTATACAAGGGCGGCAAGATGACCTATGCAGATTGGTGTGACAAGCACGGTTACATGTACTGCAAATTAAAAGAGGGCATTCCGCAATCGTGGCTTGACAAACAGGATGCAAGGTAGTAAGATAACAATTCACTTGGACGAGTTTCGCCCAGACGAATCCTCACCAGAACGTACATTGTTCTTGTGTGTTATTCTTCAAGCGTTACTCGATGCAGCTAAGCCAGCTTACGAAGGTGAGCCAGCCACTGCAAGAATAGACAGGGACAGAGCATCGGCTTGGTTCTTCGCATCAGTAGGTACAACAGCACAGGACTTTGAAGAGGTGTGTATCAATGCAGGAGTAGACGCCGATTATATGAGAGACTTTGCTTACAAAGTTTTGCAAACAGGAGAGATTGACTATGTCAGAAAAAGAATTAACGCAATCCTTGGACACTAAGTTTGGTTACACACAGGTACCAGACGACCCAGTAAACAGCCCGTCACACTACAACAGCAAGGGCGTTGAAGCAATTGACGCTATTGAGGCAAGCATGTCTGACGAGGAGTTCCAAGGCTACTGCAAGGGTAACGCAATGAAATACATGTGGCGTTACAACTACAAGGGCAAGCCTGTGGAAGATTTGAAAAAAGCGCAATGGTATTTGAATAAGCTCATTGCCTCACTAGAAACTATGTAGTATAATTGGAGTCTTCGACTATGCAAGTAAAATTAATTGACCATATGGGTAGCGACCTGACAGTTGTCAACGCTGCCCGTGTTTCTTTTAACAAGGAATCACAACGAGTACAGAACGGAAACCATCAGGACTTGTCCCAAGAAGACCAACGTCTTATCAAGTACCTAGCTAAACACAAGCACTGGTCGCCGTTCTCACACTGCTTCTTACAGTTTCGTATTGAGGCTCCCCTCTTTGTCGCACGACAGCTAGTGAAACACCAAGTGGGCTTGGCTTGGAATGAAGTCAGCCGCCGCTATGTGGACGCTACACCCAAGTTCTTCACACCAAAGGCGTGGCGGACTAAGGCAGACAACGTGAAGCAGGGTAGCTCAGATGAAACTATAGACTATCACATTGGCTCATACACACGCTCTGCCATTGCAGAGTATGAACGTATGCTAAGTGTGGGCATTGCCCCAGAGATGGCACGTATGGTGCTGCCACAGAACATGTACACAGAATGGTACTGGTCTGGCTCACTGTACGCCTTCTCTCGTGTCGTTAACCAGAGGCTGGACAAGACATCGCAAGCAGAGACGAGATACATTGCAGACTTAATAAGCCAAGAGGCTGCACGATATGATTTTAAATACAGCTGGAAAGAGCTAACAGGAGAGGAGCTTCGCACAAATGACGAACCAAAATACATTGACTAATTACCTACCATCGGACTACCAGACATTCATTGCAACGTCACGATATGCCCGTTGGCTAGATGACGAGGGACGCAGGGAAACCTGGGGTGAAACCGTAGGCCGTTTCATTGACAACATCGTACGTCCATCAGACCTAGAGGGCAAGACGCTTAACGAGCTTGAGGATGCCATCCTTAACCTAGAGGTCATGCCTTCTATGCGAGCCTTGATGACTGCAGGCCCAGCTGCTGAGCGTGACAACACATGTGTATACAACTGTAGTTACCTGCCTGTTGACCACCCTCGTGCCTTTGACGAGGCCATGTTTATCTTGCTGTGTGGTACAGGTGTAGGCTTCTCTGTTGAGCGTCAGGCCATCAGCAAGCTCCCTGTAGTACCAGAAGACATCAGAGATAGCGAAGACCTTATCGTTGTGCAAGACAGCAAGGAAGGCTGGGCTAAGGCACTACGCAAAGTAGTCAGCGGCCTGTACACAGGGGACGTGCCTAAGTGGGACTTGTCCAAGATTCGTGCAGCAGGTGAACGCCTCAAGACATTTGGTGGCCGTGCCTCTGGGCCTGACCCCCTGAACGACCTGTTCAACTTTGTTGTAGCCAAGTTCAAAGGCGCAGCAGGGCGTAAGCTTAACAGCGTTGAGTGCCACGACATCATGTGTAAGATTGGCGAGGTAGTTGTAGTAGGTGGTGTACGCCGCTCCGCTATGATTAGTTTGTCTAACCTGTCGGATGACCGTATGCGTCACGCTAAGTCTGGTCAATGGTGGGAAAACGAAGGGCAACGTGCCTTGGCTAATAACTCTGTAGCCTACACCGACAAGCCTGATATGGAAACATTCATGCGTGAGTGGTTGTCCTTGGTCGAGTCCAAGTCTGGTGAGCGTGGTATCTTTAGCCGAATCGCTGCAGACGAACACGTCAAGCGCAATGGTCGCCGTGAAACAGGCAAGGAGTGGGGGACTAACCCGTGCAGTGAGATTATCCTGCGGCCTTATCAGTTCTGCAACCTGACTGAGGTTGTGGTGCGGCCAACCGACACTGAGAAAACACTGGCAAACAAAGTACGTCTTGCCTCTATACTTGGAACAATTCAATCTACGTTTACAGATATGCCGTATCTTCGTCCTATCTGGCGTAAGAACACAGAAGAAGAAAGGCTGTTGGGTGTAAGCCTGACAGGTATTATGGACAATGAAATTACTAGCAACCCATCTAAGAAAGTACTTAACAAGCTTCGTGACACTGCTGTACAAACAAACAGGGATTATGCTGAGCAGTTTGGAATTAGTGCATCTGCGGCCATCACTTGTGTTAAGCCTTCAGGTACTGTGTCGCAGCTTGTTGATAGCGCTTCTGGCATTCATGCACGTCATAGCGAATATTATATCCGAACTGTACGGGGTGATAACAAAGACCCGCTAACACAGTTCCTTACAGACGCAGGCATCCCAGCTGAGCCTTGTGTTATGAAGCCTGACAGCACCACGGTGTTTAGCTTCCCGACCAAGTCACCTGACAATGCGGTAACACGTAACGACATGACTGCCATCGAGCAGCTGGAGCTATGGAAGACCTACGCATTGGAGTGGTGTGAGCATAAGCCATCCGTTACCATTACGGTGCGAGACGAGGAGTGGATGAACGTAGGTGCTTGGGTGTTCGATAACTTTGACATCTGCTCTGGTGTATCCTTTCTGCCACACAGCGACCACACCTATGCACAAGCTCCCTATCAGGACTGTGACAAGGCTACCTACAAGGAAGCTGCTGCTAAGATGCCCAAGAAGATTGATTGGGCTAAGCTCTCTGAGTACGAGATGGAAGACAACACATCAGGCGCACAAACATTGGCCTGTAGTTCGGATGGTTGCGAGGTTGTTGACCTGACATGAGGGTAGAGATATACGGGCAGAAAGGCTGCAAGTATTGTAGAGACGCCGTAGTATTCTGTAGGGTTCGAAAGATTCCCTACGGTTACTACGGCATCGGCACAGAGGTTACGGCTAAAGAATTTAAAGAGCTGTTCCCTGACGAGAAAACAGTACCGCAGATTAAAGTTAACGGTAAGCACATAGGTGGTTACACACAGTTGGAGCATTATATATTATGAGTAGCCCCTGTAAGGCCAGCGCAGAAGCCAAAGTAGAAAGCTGCGAGTTGTCTAACACACACGACACTTGCATACACTGCGGCAGAACAGGACGTGACATTGAGAACTGGTCGGTCATGTCCCACGAAGACAAGAAGCAAGCCAACCTTGCAGCCAAGAAAAGACTCAAGGGTATGTGGCATAAATAATCCTTGACATTTGTTGTGTAATTTATTATAATATACATGGTGGTGGGCTGAACCTCCTTTCTCTCTCAATCCCTTGGCTCACCACCATTACTTATATGGAGACACAATGAACAAACGACCAGTAATTTACATTGGATATGATGGACGTGACCATCGAGCCGTAGAGGTTCTGGCACATTCAATTAAAAAATATAACAAAGAGTACGACATCATTCCCTTGATGGAACCTGCACTACGCCGCAATGGTATGTATCGCAGGGCTTCTGTTGTCTACCCGCACGAACCGCATCAACGCTATGACGCCTTCGATGGTAGACCCTTCAGCACAGACTTCACCTTCACCCGCTTCCTCGTACCTGCATTAAATCAGTACGATGGTCTAGCCTTGTTTATGGATGCCGACATGTTTGTACGTGCAGACATTGCAGGCATCTTTAAGGTGTACGGGAAGAACACACAGTATGCAGTACAGTGCGTACAGCACAAGCCTTATGAACCAAACAGCAAGGTAAAGATGGACGGCGTAGCACAGACAAGCTACTACAGAAAGAACTGGTCTAGCTTTATGTTATTCGATTGCAGTCACCCATCAAATCTAAAGCTTACAGTAGACGATGTAAACCTTAGAGCTGGTGGGTGGCTCCATTCGTTTGGCTGGCTAGACGACGACGAGATTGGGCCTATCCACCCCGAATGGAACTGGCTTGATGGGCAGAGCGACCCGCAGCTTGAAGCTAAGAACGTACACTTTACTACAGGCGGTCCTTGGTTTAACAAGTGGAAGCCTAGCCGCCCCGTTGAAGAAGTCTATGTTGAGGAGTGGCTAGAGGCTGAACAAGAAATAACAACACAACTTATTCTGGAGAACATGTAATGTATAATTTTGTAACGAGCTTTCACAAACAACACGAAGGGGTCTATGGCCTTAAGATGCTTGACTCTGTTGCCAATAAATGGAAGCCAACGGACTTCAAGCTACATGTTTATCTTGAAGGCTATGATGGTAAATCAGATGGCCTACCACAAGCAGACTTTATTGAGTACCGTCACCTAGAGAACATTCAGGCACGTACTGATTTTATTACACGCAATAGCGATAAGAACGGACGCTTCGGTGAAGCACCTTATAACTATCGTATGGATGCTGTTCGCTTCTGTCACAAGGTGTATGCAATGAGTGACCTGTTCTTTGAGCTTCTTGATGCAGACAGCAAAGACTGGATGGTATGGCTTGATGCCGATACGCTTACAAAGAAAATGTTTAAGGCAGAAGATGCAGCTAAGCTTCTAATTCCAGAGGTTGACATTGTACACCTTGGTCGTATTGATATTGACTATAGCGAGACAGGCTTCATTGGCTTTAATCTAAGTATGCACAATGCCTGCTCATTGCTGGTTGACCTGCGTGGTGCGTATGACACAGACGAAGTGTTTGCGTATCGTGAGTGGACAGATGCTTTTGTATTCACCCGCCTGCTTAAGATTTATGAGGCTCATGGAATGAAAGCACGCAACCTATCAGAGGGTGTGCGTGGGTTCTCTGTGTTTGACCAGTGTATGCTTGACGATTACTTTACACATAACAAAGGCAAGCGTAAGTTTGAAGCCTCAGCTAATCCTGAGCTATCAAAGGACACGCCAGCAAACTCCAAGCAAGGGCCTCAGCGATATAAGAAACTAGCAGCATTGGTTCGTCATTATTCAGAAGACATTGACACCTTTACCATTGTGGAAACTGGCACATGGAATGGTGGTCGTGCAATCGAGATGGCGTTGACTGCCTTTGAAAGCGTAGACACAGTACACTATCGTGGGTTTGATTTGTTTGAACAGGCTACTGAAGAGACTGATGCAGTTGAGTTGAATGTAAAGGGACACAATGCGTTGACAGCTGTAACAGAAAGGCTAGAACAATTTAAAGAGCGTTCAGCCGCAGCGGGAAAGACGTTTACCTTTAAACTGTATGCAGGAGATACAAAAGAAACAATGAAGGGTCTGCGCTATGACGATGTGGACTTTGTTTTTATTGATGGCGGCCACTCTTTAGATACGGTGGCTAGTGATTACAGCTTTGTTAAGGACTGTCCTATTGTTGTCTTCGACGACTATTATTCAACACAAAAAGACAAAAAATTACCAGAAGAACACACAGGTATTATTAAAACTTTTTCTGCTATTGACAGTAAAACAAAACACATCTTGCCTTCTGAAGACGGTACTGCTTTTGGTGGTATTGTTCACCTTGCTGTTTGTATTAAAGAAGGCTACAAGAAAATACCCCCAGAGTTGTTGCGTGTTCCTATTATTGTTAAGCCTAAAGACTCAATGCCAAGCGAACACATTAAGAAAAGTGTGACCGAAAACATTGCCAAGATAGATGACTGGGATTGGGTTAAGCAATACAAGACAACAGATGACCACGTTATGATTGTCTCTGGCGGCACGATTGACTTTGATAAGGTTAGGAAAACACAAAAGAAATACAATGCAAAAATCTGGTGTGTCAAGCACTCCTATCCACGCTTGTTGGAAGAAGGGATTACACCTGATGCTTGTATGATTCTTGACCCACGTTCTATCGACGGCATCAGCACACATGGTGTAAAGCGTAAGGACTTGTTTAAGGATATGAACAAGGACACAACCTTTTATATTGCCAGCATGACAGATGAGGGCGTAGTTGATTACATCCTAGAGCGTACGAACAATGTCAAGGGCTTTCACGCCTTTACAGATGCGCTAAGAGATGAAAGCATTGAAGACAAGTTTGTTGTGGACCCTAAGTTGGGTATTAAACCTGGTTCTTCTTTGGTAAGTGGTGGCACAGCATCAGCCACACGCACGCTAGGGCTGCTTGAGCTATTGGGATATAGGAACATTCACCTCTTTGGTTTTGATTGTTCTGTTCCAGAGGGCGATGTAAAGAAAGACGACAAGGACGAGATGGGTAACCCACGCTATATGAATGTAGAGATTGGCGGAGAAAAGTTCTGGACTACAGGCGAGCTTCTTGCACTGGCCCAAGACCTAGAGAAGCTCTTTGAGAGAAGAGACTATACACTAAGCCTGTCATTCTACGGAGAAGATACACTGGCAGCGGCTGTGTGGAAGGGCGGATACTACAATAACAACGTAGTAACCTTTGAGGAGTACACGAATGCTTAAGGAGAAGCACGAGAAATTCTGCGCCTCTTATGTCATAGGAAGAAATGCAACTGCTGCTGCTAAAGAGGCAGGGTATAGTGAAAAGTCTGCATACAACCAAGGCTATGAGCTTTTAAAAAGAGCAGACATCCAAGAAAGACTCGAAGAGCTGGAGACGGAATACAATACAGACGTAGATGTTATCTCAGAGCTAGAAAAACAATACGAAGCTGCAAAAGTTAATGGCAACGGAGCTACCGCTCTGAAAGCACTGGAGCTATTGTCACGTGTTCGTGGTAACAACGCAGATGAGAATAACCCAGAAGACCTTGAAGGTCTTGAGGCACGTATTTGTTCAGCAATGACAGTCATCGGTAAGGAAAAAGTATATCAACTTCTTATGGCTACTTTTCCAGAAGACTTCGACGAAGACCAAGAAGAGCCTGAAGAAGAGTACGAAGAAAAAGAAGAGGAAGAAACAGATGTCACTGACTAACTACGCAATTGGAGTCTTGATTATTGTTGTTGCAATTTTACTGGGCGTAATAGAGGAAAGAAAATGAGCAAGTTTGGACAGAAGTCTGCCTTCATTACAGGCATTACAGGACAAGATGGTGGCTACCTAGCAGAGCTACTACTTAACAAAGGGTATGAAGTACATGCACTACAGCGGCGGTCTTCTTCTGAACCATCACAACGCATTGCACATCTGGTGGATAACAAGAACCTACACCTACATTACGGAGACCTGTCAGACACAGGCAGCATCATGCGGCTGTTTGATACAAATATATTTGACGAGGTATACAACCTAGCTGCTCAGTCCCACGTGCGTGTCTCCTTTGACATGCCAGAATACACGTCTGATGTAGACGGTATGGGGGTATTAAGGCTGCTGGAGTGCATTCGTACACTAGGAATGGAAAGTCATACCAGATTCTACCAAGCGTCCACCTCAGAGCTATATGGGAAGGTCGTAGAAACACCACAATCAGAGACCACACCCTTCTATCCACGCTCTCCTTATGGGGTAGCCAAGCAGTTTGCTTACTGGATGGTTAAGAACTACCGTGAGAGCTATGGATTACACGCTTCCAATGGCATCTTGTTTAACCACGAGTCTCCGTGGCGGGGCAAAGAGTTTGTTACGCAGAAGATTGTACAGGGTGTGGCTAATATTGCCAAGGGTAACCAGCCTCACATTAAGCTAGGCAACCTAGATGCAGAGCGTGACTGGGGACATGCAAAAGATTACGTGTATGGCATGTATTTAATGACCCAGCAGGCGCAGGGCGATGACTATGTACTAGCTACAGGTGCGCTACACTCCGTGAGAGAGCTTGTAGAGAAGTGTTTCCGTGCAGTAGACATGCGTATACGCTGGGAGGGTGAACCTGGCCCAGACGAGATTGGTGTAGATGAGAACGGTAACACTGTGGTTAAGATTAACCCAGAGTTCTATCGGCCTGCAGAGGTTGAGCTACTACTGGGCGATGCTACCAAGGCACGTGAAGTGTTAGGATGGGAACCTAAGTACACCTTTGATACAATGATTGACGAGATGATGCAGGAAGCTCTTAGTTAAGAGGATTAGCTAAGGCGTCCATACCACGCCACAGGTCGTCTATTTCACGTTGAACCTTACTAACTTGTCCCGCCTTTTCAGCGGCTTGGTTAACTTTTAATACTGACTCAGCCATAGTCTTTTCCACTTCAGAAACCCTGTCACGCATGTCAAGTAATTGCTTTTGGTTTTCCATAATTGTTTCTAGGTTTGCCCCCAACACTGTTAGCTTTTCTGCAGCCTTACCGTTGCCAGACACTGCTTCTTCAACAGCTTCGATACGACCATAGAACTCAGCCACAGCCCAGATGCCACCAGCCATAGTAGTAGCAATAGACACTACTATTGCAATCCAAACTCCCTTTAGATTTACACCACCAATTTTAAGCTCTGTATCTTCTAATGACATTAGTTGTACTCCTGGTCTTCGTATATTGTTTGACCCATTCCTAAAATTTCTTGTTGGCTTATCATATCATTAGCAAAAAACCCATAAAATCCGTGAGTATAATTTGACGATGTCCAAGAAAATGAAAGACTTTGGTTTGCCTTGTTATATGTGGCAGTGGCATTAGACATGTTTAAGTTATAGCTTTGTGCGCCACTGTCTACTGAATCTGTAATTGTTAAATCCTTAGAGGCAGCTAGAAAAGCAGCCGCATTTTGTGAATAAGTTTCAATATCAGACAGTGCATTGTTATATTCATTTACATCCTGTTGATTAAGGGAAACGTCATTAGCTACAATGTAATCCTGTAGCTCTTCTTGTTGCACTGTGTTTGATTGGTCTGTATCCTCCGCTTTTTCTGCTACCTCTGTAACAACAGCCAGCGTAGCAGCAGCCTCGACAAATGTATCTACTGTTGTTTCTAATTGAATCATTGTTTCTTCGTATTGATTTTCTAGCATCATTTGAGTGTTGTAATAAATACGATTAGACACTTCATTAACAGAGTTATTGTACGCATCAACATCTGCAGGTGTAATAAAAGTAGGAAGTGTAGTTCCATCGGGCGCTATCTTACCCCTTACGGCGTAATAAGCTAAGCCTCCTACTGCATATCTACCTTGTTGAAGCTTGTTAGCAATAGAACGACTAGCCGCTACAAGCCTATCAATCTCAGTCTCTGCTAATGCTGGTCCTGAAACGCTCGCTAATAGACAAAGTGCTATCAGTATTTTCCTCATCTGTTTCTTCCCCTCCAATGTTAAGAACACTATCGTAATGCTTCTTTCTTTTTTCGTAATCAGGTATAAATTTAGCAGGGTTTCTTTTCATTGTCATGAAAGCTGACCTGCCTACAATAAGCTTGCCGTTAACAGTAAGAGGACAGGGTGTACCTGAATCAAACATAGAAATCCAAATGGTTTTCTTTTGACACATTAAAGCCACCGCTGCGATGTTCATACCAAGGTCTTTTAATATCTTAGCATCACGTCTTCTATTGCATTCAATATCTTGCTTATACCCACCTAAAGCTAAACCTAATACGTTTACTTGTACTGCTGCACTACGGCCAGCCAAACAAGTGTCTTGTCCGTTAGACATATACGTTGGAGCAATGGCCGATGGGGGCGGTGTTACATCTGAAGCTGCTCCCGCTCCGTTATAATTATTTGTGGTGCTGGGGTTGTTACTGCTAACAGTACTGTCTGAGTTTACAGTGCTTGTATTAAAGTCACCCTCTTGTGTATTTTGCGCAAACAAAAAAGTCGGCCAAATGACCAACGTAAAAAATACTAAACTTTTTTGTGATGCCTTCCACATATCATTTCCTTAAGGCTCCAATAGATTTAACACCAAAGCTTGCGCCAATACTTACCAAGATGCCCCAAGATAACCACTCAGGGCAGTCTTCCTTTAAGAACCTAAACCCGTCTGCAATGTATGGTTGTGCGGGTGGGTAGAAACAAGCACACAACAAGCCAACAAAGAACAAAGTCCATAGCTCGTCCTTCCAGCTATCAGAAGAAGCATCCATAGCCTTGGACTCCCACGCTGCATCACTGGAGGCACGTTTAATCTGCCCCTTAATCTTAGCTTCTTCAAGCTTACCTTTAAGTTCTGATTTCTTTTGCTTGCCTTCCATCCACTTACTGGCAAGATTTGTAATTGGTCCTAAAAAATTTAACATTATACTGTGTACTCGTTTGCAATTAACAATAGATTAAAGATAGCGGCTACCTCGTTAACACCAGAGCTAGACTGAGCGGTCATCTCAATGTCCGACTTCTCTGGAATCTCAATTGGATACTTAAATATTTCTTCGTAGCTACCACCAGCAATAGTAAACTTAGCTCGTGTTCTAAAGACACCACCTGGCTCTCTTATTTTAAGGCGCACTCGCACAAACTTATTTGCAACTTCTGTGGCGGTGTTAGCTGCAACTTGGTCAAGGTAACCAGTGTAGCCAGCAGGTATAGTATATACAGCTTGTAGAGACTGGTTCTCATTGGCCAACATGTGACTATTAACCTCTCCCGCAGAGTTATTTACAAAGACATCCTCTGCAGCTTCCACATCGTTGCTTGTAAACATACGATTAACTCTAATAAACGAGCCGCTGGTGGCCACAGTAGTTGTGGCGTTTAGTGTAACGGTGTTAGACAGTTCGTTGTAGTCTGCATCCAAGCCTTCGATTGTAATCTTAGATGTTGTGTTTGTACCAGAGCCAGCGTATACGTTCATGGGCGCTGCGCTAGTAGCGTAGACATACTCAATGCCTCCATTAAACACAGCAACCTCTGTTCCGCTTACCGATGTAGCATAACCAAACTTAGAAACACTCTTATGTTCCTGCACATAACCACGTTGTACGTGTAGCTCAAATGGTTCATGTTTACCTGTTCTTGTTATACTTGAATACTCGCCCATTATTCTAATCCTTCTATATAGTTTGTGCCGTCGTATCTAAGGACAGACCCACGGTTATCTTCTGCATAACTACAATGCACCCAACCTGAAGACGGGTCGTTCTCGTTGTAAAACTCTAGTATCAGCTGGTCAAAGTCCAAGACATCCCGAATCCATTCGGCTACCTCTTTATTGTCCACGCCAAAAATCTCAAAGTCAGCTGCCTGTCCCTTGGCATGTTGACTCTTCCTGCTGCTGCCAATGGCAACACATAAATCTTCTGACCTGTATCCACTACTGATGGTTACGGCTCTACCAAAATGCTCACGCACTGGCTGTAGTATATTATCGCACAACAGGTGTAGGTTATACAAGTCCTCTGGCGTAGGATTATTATCAATACCCATACGCAAAGCTGTTTGACTCTTGGTCAACTCACCTAGTGAAAAGTTTCTACTTAGTTTCATTAGTCATCCTTTTTCTTAGGGTCTTCAATTAAGTTTCCTTGTAAAGCCCTATTAACCTCTACAAATTCTGCATATGGAATACCAGGTCTGGTCTCTTGCAACACCTTATTACTTGGTTTAAATACAAAAGGTTCGTAAACATTATTAATAACATTATCAATATTCTTTTTATCTACACCCTTTAGATTTTTAACTTCACTATAAAAAGCATCTACAAAATTATCGCCGTAAAGAGTTTTATAGGAATCAACCAATGAGTGTAGTTCTTTGTAAGCACCAACTTTTTTATCTTGAGCTTTGACAAACTTATCTAAGACGTCTTGTTTGTCATCATCTGTAAGATTAAAGTTAGTATTAAGCTCTCTAGTTAAATCATTACCAGCTTGTGCTGCGTTTTTAAGACCATCCTTTAATGCCCATGATTGACCACTAGACAAATCTTGACGTGAGCGCTTTAATCCAAAGAATGCAGGCATGTCTACTTCACCACCAGCCCAAGTGGCCCCGCTTTTCTTTCTAGGTAGCTCACCAACTTCATCCCACTTTTCTTTACTCTTTTCATACTGCCTGTTTTTGTAAATAAAATCACCAAAACCAGGAGTAAACACACCTACAACAGCTTTAGTAGCGTCTAATGTTTTATCTAGCGCCGTATCACCAGATGAAGTAGCAACACCATAGCCCTTTATCAAGCCTTCTGTTAACATTGAAGGAGCAATAAAAGGGCTTACAGCTTGTGTTAATGCACCAAAGGCAAGCTTCTGTAGTTCGGTTTCTGTTAGCTCTTCGTTTTTTGCAATACCTTGATGCGCTGCTTTAGCAAAAGTTTTAACATAACTAAACGGGTCAATATATCCTAGATTAAAAACATCTACTCCATACTTACCATTCTTATCTTTTTCAATACCACTTAGATATAGTTTATCTGTACGTGCCTGCCAAGGAGCATCGACATTATCCATTTCAAATTCTTGCTCTGCTGTAATGCCATGAATATTTTTAGTGAAGTCAGAAGCCATGTCACCAGCAAGACCAATTGCAGTCATACCCCCTAAGCGTTTGGCGGCTGACCCCATAAAGGCTGCATCACCAGTAGCTAGGTCATCCATTGAATATTTAGCAAGGTTTTTAGACACACGAATAAGCTCAGCAGGGAAGGACACAAAGTCACTAACCACAGAACCACGCAAACCTTTAATAGCTTTTGGAACAAGGTTATAGTTAGGCATTAAATCACGTGTGCGCTGCGCTGCTATGCGTTCTTGCTGCTCAATAGGAAGGTCTCTATATTTCTTAGATTTTTTTACAAGGTCTAATGATTTTTCAAAGTGCATGATTTTAAATAAATCATCTTCAGCTTGATACAAATCTTTAAGGGTTCTGTCAAGGCCCTTAGCTGAATCTTTTGTAAACTCTTTAGCGCTTCTACCAGATTTAGCAAGCCACTTATCAGGAGCCTTATCAAAAGCACGTAAGTTGTTGCGCATAACACCTAAGTTAACACCACTATTAGCAATGCCTAGCTCTACGTATCTAGCATATTTATCCCTAAGCTCTTTATTTTTTAGTCCCCTTAAATTAGAGGTAATACTTTTAAGAGCCTTTAAGCTTCCTTTAGGGCCTAGCATACCGTTGGCGCCTAGAAAAAAGAAGTTACCCATTACGTTGCGTCCATGAGTTACAGGACTATAGACTGTTTTAGCAGATTGAGACAAACCCTTGGCTTTCATCCAAGTTTTCATAGCTGGACTTGAAATATCTACAGCATCATAGCCTTGTTGCAGTGCGTCTCTATATTCTTTTGTTACATAAAGATTTTCTAAGGGGTTAGTGATTCCTTCTCTAGCAGTACCTTGACCTACTATACCAGAAAGACGGTCCTTTGCTAAATCTTTTAAACCATAGTAGTTAAGACCATCAACAGGTTTTTCTGTTTTAGCTATTCCGTTTTTAACAAGGTGGTCAGCTATTTCATCCATAAACTTAGACTCTGCATTAATCTTTGCAAGGTTAGTAAAGGTTTTAACGTAGTTTCTAAATGGGTCGCTTACTTCACCCAGCAAGTTTTTCACTTCGTCAGGAACATCTGTTCGACCTTTACCAACTTTAGCTGTTGAAGAGCCTTGACTGCGGTTAACTAAGCTACCAACCATGTCTCTAAGCAGCCCCTCATCAGCACCTTCTTTTGCATATACACCATGCCCAAGCAGTTTGTCTAAGTAATCAGTTGCTTCTATATCATCAATATCATATTGTTTTTTTAACGCATCAATAGCATCTCCAAAAGGAGCATCTTCTGCAGAAGACCTTCCCTGTCGAAACTCGCTGTATTTTTTTAATACATCTTTTTTGTAGCGGGGGTCATCAAAAAAGTCATATGATTTTGTAACATAAGTACCTAGCTTTTTTTCTTCTCCTGGTAAATTAGCTTTAACACTACCAAAAAATTTACCCTTAGCTCCCTTAAGAACATCTGCACCTACCTCATCAAGACTGGTGCGCATTTCTTTTAAAAGCGTTTGTGTCTTGGGCTTTAAACCAGCAAAAGATTTTTCATCTCCCTCAAGAGCCTTATTCATTTTTGAAATTAATTCAGGGCTGGTTGCTTTATTTTTATATTCTTTTGATACGGCATTTTCTAGCTCGTCTGCTAAGGCAGTTGCTCTTACCATTGCTGCTTCTGTTGCCTGACCTCTTTCAACAAGAAGACCACCAGTAATGTCATCAGTTCCTAGATTAGCTGTAAAGTTTTGTTTTATACTTTGAGGAACAGCTTTACCTATAACTTTACCTGTACCTTTAGCAGCAGCCTTAGCAGCTACAAAAGCTCCTAGAGCTATAGGGGTAGCGATTGCCTCCAGACCTAAGTTATTAATAAAAGCTTGAGTATACTGTTTAGCTTCTGAATCATTAGGGTCAATGGCTAAACGGCTTAGGTATTGCTCCGACTCAGGAAACTGTTCAATCATTGTGTTAACTAAATTTTCTTCTGGCTTCTCTACAACGGTAGCCCCACCAGCAAAACCAACAGCAGGAGTAACAACACCAACAACTTTCTTTGCTCTCTTGCGTCCCTCTTGTCCAACTTTTTTAGCTATTTTATTTGTGACTGCCCTTGCTCCAGGAGAAGCCGCTCTTACTGCTTTTGCTCCTTTGCCAGCAGCATTGAGAATTTTAACTCCAGCCATTCCAGGGACAATATAAGAGCCAATTGTTCCAACAACTTCTTCAATACCAGCACCAGTTCCTTCCCCGTGATACGGGTCAAACATTTCACTTGCTGCTACTTTAATATCTTCAGGAATGTATTCTCCTACAGCTTCAGCAGCCTTACCAAAAGCATCTTCAATAAACTCAGGGGCAATCATTTCACCTGCAACTTTTAAACCCTCGTAAGTATCACCCAAAGCACGGCCCACAACACGACCAGGAACACTTGTCCTAGCTACAAAATCATCTTCACCAGCTTGCTGTGCAGATACGAACTCTTCATTTGTCCCGACAAAATCATCGTAATCAATTTCTTTGGTTTCTAAATAGCCACGCAAGTCTTGTTGAGTTGTGATTTCCCCTGAGTCAATTTTGCTTTCAACATCTGTAATAGCATCTTGAAAAGTTTTTGAACGTATACTTAATACCATGTTATGCCTTTACTACTACGGGTTATACTGTGCTGTCTAAGGTAAGGCTTTAACTTTAGCGCCTTTTACCTGTTGCATAGTGTTGCTTACTACAATTGGCGATGACGGTGGTGGTGGTGGTGGCGCCAAAGGACTAGATGCTATAGGTGCTGTAGTAGCAACAAGACCTTGAGGGAAAGGTGGCAAAGAAGGACCACTAACGCCACCAGATTTTTGACCAGCGGCGCCTGCCACTAGCATATTCATATAAGCAGGGTCTGCCAAAGCCCTATCTGCAAATTCAATCATTAAATTCTGTGCAAGGTTGTCTCTTTCAACGGCTGTTCTAGCAATTAGCCCTTTTTGCGCCGCTTCAATGCTTTTATCCCTTGCATATTGTTTAGCTTTTTGCAGTATAATTCCGTATCCTGGAGAAGCAATCTGAGCAGAGGTAAATTTATCTTTAAAAGCATTCTCAAGCACAGAATCAGATGTGGTGCCTCCTCTTAAAAGACGTTCTGAGGCAGCAGTTTTAGCTCTAGCAGCTTCTAACTTTTCTTTTTCTAGGTCTTCAGCACGTTTTTCTTCTTTAACACCAGAGACAGCACGAGCAAGAGCCTGACCACCAGAGTCTCCCACCTTATCTTCTTCTGCTAGAATAGCTAAGCCATATCTCATTTTATCTTCAGGTGACATATTCTGAAAGTTTTGGTAGGCATTAGATGCGCCAGTAGCAATACCACTGCCAATACTAGAAGCAATATTCTTTGCTCCTCCAAACACACGGCTTAATATACCACCCTCTTCAAGAGCAATAGAGCCACCATTAGCACGAGCAATACCTCTTCGATATTCAATACGCCTATCACCAGCACCTTGTTGCTGAGATGTCGTAGGACCTCCCATTGGTTGACCCAAACCAGAACCCTCTGGTGCTACTTTAGTTTCTCCAAAAGCCTTAGCTATATTACTGTACTTGTTTGCCCTATCCATTGCAGCATTATCTGCATCGGCCTGTGTTATATCAGCATCAATTGCATCAAACTCAGACTCACTCATTCCACCAAAAAAATCTTGCTGAGGCCTTTGACTTGTTTTAGATGCCAAGATACTATTAACTGTCATAGGAGAACCCCCTACGGTAGAGCCTGCAGCATACTTTCTTAGTCTTCCGCCATATGCCGACGAAGCTTGGCCAGCGCCAGCACCCATTAAAGACGCAGTAGCAGCAGGAGGAAGGCCCATAGTTGCACCAGCAACCATCATACCCACACCCAATGCCCTATCAAAGCCACTCTTCTTTTTCTGAAGTGTGGTCTGTTGTGGTGTAAACAAAGTTGAGAAATCTGTAACGGCACCTGTTGCTTTCTGAGCCTTAAGGAATGGGTCGTTTTGTTCTTCAAGGAACTCTTGATAATCAAAATCTCTACGAGCTTGCTCTTGTGCCTGTTGTAAAGCACCAACGTCCATCTGAGTCTGAGCTTGTCCCAGTTGTCTGCCGTAGACATCAGCTTCTGCTCCTGCCTCCAGACCATATAGTTGTGCCATCTGATTAGCTTCTTGTGCAGCCAAGGCACGTTGGTCTAGCGCTCCTTGATATGCCTGTTTTTGCAAATCACCTTCAATACCAGCTAAACCCATAGAATATGTACCAAGAGCATCTCCCCTTAGTAGGTCAGCACGAGTACCAGTATAACCGCCAGCACTTCCAGCAGCTGCTCCGCCTATATCCATAAGACCTTCTTTAAACGCACGTTCTGCGGCAAGCTTTTGAGCGTCCTCAGAACCAGCTAACAACTGGCGTTGAGCAGCAATGTCTTGTTGTGTTAATGGTTGATATGCTCCTGCTGCAGTTTGGCGTAAACCTGCAATGCCCTGCTGTATCCCCTGTAGACCACCAATTCCTTGACCAGCAACACCAAGTGCCGCTTCTTGACCTGCTACCTGTGGGTCTGTAAAGCCTGCGATTCTTGCGTCAGTACCGAAACCTTGATAAGGTTCATCACCAGCTTGAATTGCCCTGTCAATAAGAGGACGAAGAGCCGTACCCTCGTCTTTAATCCCTCTAATTATATTACCACCAGTAGTAATCTGTTTTGTTTTACCGCTAAAAAATCCCATAGCTACTCAGTTCCTTCTAATACTGTTTGTATAACTTCTGTTGAGTTAATTTCCTCTGGCTGTTTTTTAGTGCCAAACTTTAGTTGTCTAATTTTTTCTCTTAGTGCTTCTAATCTAGCAGTGCCTGCGTCCTCATCTCCATTGCCCAAAGCAATAACTTGGTCACGGTCTACAATGTATTCGTCCTTACTTATTAAAGCCTGATTAATCTGTTCGTCACCCTCAACTTCATATGACACGTTATCAGACATGCCATCACCAGTCTCTGCAGATACAAGACCTCTAAAGCTTTCATCTGGATTCTCTACATTAGGCATCATGTTGTCTAAGACTTCACCGCCTGCTTGAGAGGAACCATTACCAATAGCCGCTACAGTGTGTGCATCAATAACAAAGTCACCGCCTGTAAGCATACCACCCTCTTCCATCTTTAATTCGCCACCATACTGAAAAGAAGGAGCAGAAGGCATGGGAGGTGTAGGCATGGGTTGTTGTTGTTGCTGCATAGCCTGTCTTTGTTGTTGAGGCATTGCCTGCTGTGCCATAATAGGAATCAAAGACTTTAAGTCAAACTTACGCTGAAACCCAGACATGTCTTCTGCCATGCCCTGGCCTTTTAATTGCAATAAGTTTCTAAGTCCTTCGTACATTGTCATATTATACTATAAAGTACCCTTATATACCAGTCTATTAATTAAAATCAACCCAGCCAGTTCCCTCAACATATCCCCTAAACTTAGAGGCGCTTATTGAATATGCAACATTTCCATTAGCAGGTCTGCCAATTTCTGATGTGGATACCACGGTATAAATATTAGTGGAGGGTGTAGCAGCCAACTTAATATCTTCGGAGTCTAACTCACGGGTTAATTCGTTAGCCCACGCTATCATTGTCCGTTTAAACTCGTCTACCTCTGCTTGGGCATTAAGAGTAAATCTAGGATAATTAGCCATTAGCGGTCACCATCTGTTTGCATAGACAACCTTACAGAACCCCAACGCCAACCACCGTTGCCTGTAGCAGATACCCTAACAGAAGACTCCCTGCCTCTGGCACGCAAGTTTATTTTATTAGTCGTCTCACCTATAGTATAGGGACCTTTTTCTTTCTTTGTAGAGTTAGGATACTCACGAGTTGTTATAAAGAACTGGAGGGTTTCGTCATTAGTAAATGTATAGTCTGGAATAATTCTGTCAACAAACATTATTTCATTACCATTATTAATTTCAAATTGCGCAGACTCTAAGAAAGAAGAAAGATTTTTGTTGTTGCCTGTATAGATTCCATTAGGCTCGTTGTTGTATACATACATATTATCTGTTGCAGAGACACGCCCAATTGTAATTGTATTGCCAAACGTATTTCTATCTTGAAAAACAGTTACAATTCCTTCTTCAAATAGTTTGCCATATACCCATGTATCCTCTTCGTAGTTGTAAATAACATAACCATTAGGCTCTTCAGAGCTAGTCATAGGATACAACCAAATAATTTCTTTAAACTCTGAGTTGATACCAGCGTAAACCTTTTCTTTTTGTGTCATATTGAAATCGTTAAACAAGTACCTACGAATAGTGCAGTCCATTGTTCTTACACGACCATCATACATATAGAAGTTATTGTCACCCATCCAATAAGAAACACCGTCTACATCTACACAGGCATGTGTGCCAATAAGACCACAGTTAGAGCCAACCTGAGTAAAGTTAAAAATAAATGGAGGCCCTACAAATGTTTGTGTATACATTGCTTGGTCTGTCCAAAGGTTAATAGCATTACGAGAACGTATAGCACCCATAAGAGAGGAGCCTTCTGTCAGCAAAACCTCACCAGATGTATTAGCAGCAGAGGGTGTCCACTCTCTGAAGTTATTCTGGTCAGCCCAGCGCACTGTCATTGGGTTAATAGGCGCAGCTGCAGAGGTACCAAACTCTTGTGAGCCGTACAAAATAGTGTGCCTATCGTTTGGAGACACAAGCACATAGTTTCCTAGTGGGCATGTGTCCACAACAGAAGCTCGAACAGGAACAACAGAGGCATCTGTTTCAAAATAATTGACTTTCTCACCACGACGAAGAGCAAGCATGTCTTCACCCCAGTTGTCCAGAGTCCACATAGCTCCTAAGAAAATAATATCAGACTCTTCAGCGGGCTGATTCCAAGCTCTTGCTCCTACTGAGGTCACAGCAGCAGCATTGTAAACACCAGCGCCATAACCAAGCCCCTGAATGTTATTAGACTCTTGATTAGCTAATAAAATACTAATGGTACCATCAGTACCGCCTACATTTGAAGCCGTACCTACAGCCGTAGCATTAGCAGAAACATAAAAAACATTTGCACCTGACACACTAACAACAGCTTTTGTTCCGTTTACGCTGGTACTTTGAAAAGCATTAACACCAGTAAAAACAACCCTATCAGAAACACTTACGTTATTGTTTGTCAGGCTAACTTTAACAACAGTTTCCCCGTTTGTAGTATAGAAGTTATTGGCTACAGAAACAACTGTAGTTGCTGGAGTGACATCGTATTGAGTTTCGTTTTTTGTAACATATAGTTGAGTATTTGTGCCATAGCCCTGATACTTACGAGTATCGTTGTCTGACCACGTAAGTAAATCACGAGCAAAACCACTTACAGTATCGTCTGTAAACTTATTATATCCTCTTATGTTTTCTGGTTTCTTATCACGAAAGCGTACACGGTTACCATCAAACCATTTACCCTGCTCAGCATAACGGGTTGACTCTCTGTGAAAGCCAGGTACAAAGTCTATTAAAAATAATTCTGTATCTGTTGATGCCATTATTTAATAAGTTTTGTTTCAACTTCTCCTGCCTTGGCTAAACCCAACAGTTCCTCTTGTTGTGTTGACACTACATTTCTAAAACTTTCAACAGCCCCTGCTGTATGTCTGGTAGCATTTGTTTGAGCTACCATAAGAAGAGGGAGCATTGTAATAGCACACCCCCACTCCTCTACTTCTTTTGCACCCTGTGGGTTTTTACCTGCTAGTTTTGTAAACCAGGCACAGTCTAGTTGCTTACACGGTTCAAAGTTATTTATTGGGCAACCGTTCTTAACTTTTAATTCCATTAATTAATCTTTCTCGCATACAATAAGGTTAACATATTTTACATCTAAATTAAATGAATCTGTAATGCTTACTGTATGCACATGAGGGGAGCTTCCCGCAAGGCTATGAGTGTGTCCTTGATTGCCGCCTACACTACTTGTATCTAAAATTCCTGCGTTACCCACAGTGTCGCCCCTTGTTGTCACGCCGTTTATAGAGCCACCCAGGGGCTGCGATGGAATATCGTGACTGTGTGCGGGTATCTGTCCAATTGACAAAGTTGTACTTTGAGTAGCACCTGATAAGGCGGTTTGACCTGTATTTCCCTGAACAGAAACAACAATAGCTGTATTAAACACAGAGTTAAATGTATTCGAGCCGCCTGTCTGGGCGCCGCTTACGGCAGCATTAACAATTCTAAGGGCTGCGTTGTTGTGCGCTGAGTCTGTAACAACAGTCCAGCCTACAGGAGCAGCATTATTTTCAAAAGGGATTCTTGTTCCTGGGGCAAACCCAGAAAGCTTCATTGAGTTTGTTCCATCAGTAGCAATTAATGTAGGTGCACTAGGATAAATAGTTTCAGAGGTACTGCCTGCTTTTAAAATTATAGGTTGATTGCCCGTGGTTTCATTATTTAAAAAATAAACTTTTTCTGCGTTAGGAGCAACTACAGTACAGGGAGCAGCTAACGCACCAGTAAATCTTAATGCCAAGTTACGTGCTTGGTCAGGTGTTCCGTTATTAGCTGTAAGGGTAATAGATGTTACAGCGTCAACACTGATTGTTTCATATCCAGCTACAGCATCATCTACAAGGTCAATTGTATTTTGATTGAGCCTAAGCCCCCAGGTATTAGCGTTCTCGCCATCACCTTGTTTTTCTAATCTAGTTCTAGTTGTAAATGTAGACGCCATTATTTAATCCTTCTGTTTACCTAATAAACCCTGTATCGTTTCTGTTTCGTAGATTCTGATACATACCCAAATAAGTGAGGCCAAGGCTGTGACACTAGGAAGTACCTCAAACAATGCTCCTGCTGTTACGCCTAAAGCACCTATATCTAGTGCAGCCTTGTCCCCATCTTGCATCATTTTATTTCCTTTATTAAAACTACAATTGGTTTATTATACATCAAAAGTCTTTTATAGGCAATACATATGGCCTATTTCAAGTGAGGGTCTACAACAATATCTTCATCTAGGTTTAATTCTTTTTGAACAGAGGGTATCTTAATAGATAAAAAAGAAGGCCGAAGCTTAAGAGTAAAAACCATAAGGCCATAAGACCGCTTCCCTGTCTTTGTTTTTGCAAAGTTATAGGACTTTCCAAAGTGTATCTCACGATTAAAAAACCTTATACCGTATGTTGTAGTGGTAAAAGCATAGTGCTTTCTGCTTTTAATAAACCCATACGACAGTCCTTCAGCTTTAAACAACGGGCCGAATCTGCTATACTTCCAATCAAGATACCCCTTATCATCAGCACAAGTTGTATATGAGCCTCTTAGTATATTATTATTGTGTATAATAGAAAGGCTTCCATTGCTTTGATTCCCCTCTAAAGAACTTGTAGGAGCTTCCATAAAGTAATGTTTTGTTTTACCGTAATCTACAATGTAGTTCATTTGTATACCCTAAATACTTTACAAGAGTTTCTAGAATTATTTGTAACGGAAATACTATTGCTGGTTAAGCGATAAGGCTTTAGTGCTTCTAGTGTTTCAGAGCCTTTTGTTACCTGTTCGCCAAAGATAACATAACAATAGTCATCTCCTTCTTTTGTAATAGTCAGTGTTTCTCCGTTTGCTATATTACAATGCTGTTTTGTCCATAGCTCAGGGTCGTTGTTAGAAAACACATAACATATTAAATCAGTGTTATCTGCTGTTATTTCCATACGAGAGGTGGAGCAATCAAGAACATAAGGTAGCGGATAGTCTAACCAACTATTGCTTGTATTTTCAAAAGACGCAGAAATAACCAGACGCCTTGCAACGGCATCAGACTCTACAAGCTGCATATTAATACCTATAGATTTTGATTTAGCTAGATTCCAAAAAGTAGTTAGGTCGTCCTGTGTAATGTTTTCACTGTCTTCCCAAGTATATATCTGTTTTACAGCCCCCTTCATAATCATGTGGTTGGCCGCACCTTCTTTTACATTCCTGGCAGTCTTGTGTTCTTTTAATTTAGAATAGACAGCCTCATCTAAACCAAGCTTTCTAGTTCTTTGCATATACGCACCAGAAGATAAAGATGCAGAGTTGAATATAAAAACTCCATCATATTCTTTAGACGTGCTAAACTCTATATCTGAATCGTAAGGAACTGACATTAAATAGACTCCGAGCTTTCTTGTTCAGATGCTTGACGATGTCCGCTAACACCTGCAATCTCAAAGTCTTTATAGGTAAACTCTTGGCCTACTAGGTCTCTAAGCGCCTGTGCCTTTTCACTGTCGTCTGTATATGTTTCTTGTACTACGACATCACCACAAACGGTAGGTGCTACCTTAGAGATAGCATCTATAACTTCTTGTGCTGTTACATCTCCATAAGGAACCACATCAAAAGCCAGTGACTGATAATCAATAGCCTCTCTAGCAGTTTCGTCGCTTGAAAAAGAAATAAGCAATTGCTGTGTTTCTTCTATGTATCCTGATACGTATAGTTTATAATCCATTTTACTATTATAATCCTTTATTGTTTGTTTGTCAACTATAAACTTCTACCGCCTACAGTTCCGCCTATGCCACTACCGCCATTAATAAGACTTGCACCTACTTGATAGGCGCCACGAGTACCGCCTGTTCCACCAGCATTGCTAGCACTTTGTCCTATTGCTCCATTTGCTCCTAGGCCTCCTCCGTTACCGCCATTATAACCGCCTGTTCCCCCTGAACCTCCTGCAGTTGAACTTCCTGCGCTGCCGTTAGTCCCCTGTACTGCGCCAGCACCAGAGGCTGTACCTCCAGTACCTCCAGAACCTCCGTTAACGCCAGCCCCGCCGCCGCCACCTGAGCCTGCATTAGCTGAGTTAAAAGTAATTTTGCCATCCCCACCAAGCCAGAAACCACCACCGCCGCCTCCGCCACCACCGCCGCCATAGACAGAGCCGTTATTGGTAACTGTACAGGCAAACTGCCCTCTAAACGCAGGACCACCTGTAGCACCGTTACCCCCTTGAGTATTATTATTTGCCCCGCCAAAAGTAATATCTGCTCCAGCGCCGCCGCTACCACCCTTGCCTTTAATTGTACCGTTATTAATAATGTTAATTACATCGCCAGTAGCCCATCCAGTTCCAGTGGTAAAAGCGTATCCAAAAGTAGTTACAGAGCCTACGGTAACACCAGAGTTAATCGTTACATTTATTGTAGTGTTCCCAGCAGAGTACGTACCGCCCTTGCTGTTAAAGAGGTTGTAGTTATTTGTATTGCTAGAGATTGTAATGTTAATTGTTACACGAGCGGATGCACCATACCAATCTGTAAAGGCTAGGTTAGGACCGCCAGAAGCAGCGCCAATTAAAGCACGTATATCTGCATCATTAACAGCACCTTGAGTAGTAGTACTGCCGCCTGCCTCTACGTGCATCTCATCTAGTGTTATTTGTCCACTACTTGGTAGAGGCATTTTCTAACTCCTCGACTTTAGCAGTTAACTCCTTAACTGCCTCCACCAGCAAACCAATAACTTGGTCATACTGCACAGTCTTGTAAGTTTCTCCTTCTTCTCCGTGGAATACAGCCCCGCCTTCAATGACAGCTGAAGGCAATACCTTTTCTAGGTCTTGAGCAATTAAGCCTGCGCTCTTACGGTCATCCTTAAGATAGGTAAAGGTACAGCCGTTTAACTGTGACACTCTCCACAAAGCATTGTCAATCGGTGCAATGTCTTTCTTAAGACGTTTATCTGAAATAGTGGTGGAGTATGCGACTACGTTGCCATCGACATGAAGGTCGCCATCGGCCTCAAGTTTCATTCTCTGATTTGAAGCCCCAGCCTGACCCAAATACACATTAAATGAATTGTCTATATCATTAAGATATATCAAGTTTGCGTAACCTTGACTTCCGCTATCGGCGTCGCCAGTAGCCCACCCACACCCACCACTATCGTTGTAGGAATACATCGGAAGGCCACTATTTGCAGTGTAACCATTGATTTTCACAGTGGAGAGACTGGTTGATGCGGATTCAAGGCGTTTGCTAGGTGAACTCGTGCCAATGCCGACATTCCCGATGCTATCGATGCGCATTTTTTCAGAATCATCTAAGCGAACAGCAAAAGCATTAGCAGTGCCGTCTGAATCTACGCTACCTGCAATGACAATAGGTGTAACAGGATTACCATTATATTTAGCACCAATGCCAAGATAGTGTCCTGCCAGACCAGCACTTGCAACATCTACATTTCGTATAAACTGTGTGCCGTTAAAGCTTGCCTCAATAATTGCATCACCGACAACATCTAACCTTTCCCTTGGCGAATTCGTGCCAATTCCCACATTGCCGCCGCTGTCAATGCGCATACGTTCTCCGTTAGCACCCCCAAAGACATAGCCATTAAACCCACTTTGAATGCCGTTAAACTCCAACAGACCTGTAGATGTGTTCCGCCCAATCTTATAATAAGAAGTGCTGCTTCCCATCCGTAATTGGTCAGAAGAAGTTCCGTCTATTATGGACAGTCTCGCATCAGGCGAACTCGTGCCGATGCCGACACGATTATTCGTGCTGTCAACATACAGAGTATTGGTGTCAACAGTTAAATCACCAGTAATTACTGCACTAGAGAATGTAGGACTGGCTGTCACAGCAATTGTGGCACTTGTGGTTGTTTCAGTAACTGTAGTTCCTGCCTCAGTCATAGAGATATTAGAACCAGCTTTAATGTTTGTTACCGTACCTGAGCCACCTCCAGCTACAGATACAAAAGTAAACACACTGTTGCCATCTGTTTGTAGAACTTGCCCGTTTGAACCATCGGTAATGCCTAGCTCGGTTAAAGAAGTAGGAACAATAGCCGACACTCCTGCAATACGAGACTCAAGCGTGGCGCTTAAAGCAATAATAGCTGAGTTGCTATTAGCAATGCTTGTTGCCATAGTAGCAGACACTGCTGCAAGCTCTGCGTTAGTAGGAACTCCAGAGGTCGAGATTACACGGCTGGCATTAACATTAATACCCGTACCTGCGGTATACTCAACAGAATCGCTAAACTGTGCAAAGGTAATATTAGTTGTGCCAAATACAATTGTTCCCTGTGTATTACAAACAAAAGCGTGAGCAGCACCGACGGTACCTTCTTGAACAAAGAAATAAGAACCTTCATCTAAGGTGTCAGAAGAACCGTCACCAGAAGTATCGGCATCATCTGAGCGTGTTAGTATCCAGTTGGTAGAACCAGAGCCTGTGTTGGTAACTACATAAACACCATTTTGTGTTTGATTGGTTTGGCCAAGAACAAGAACACGGTCACTAGTATTAACTGTTACACCGTCTACAACCAAAGCTGCTTGAGTTCCTGCATTAGTAAGAGTAGCCCCCACACCCGCAGTCCCGTTGTTATACGTAGCATTTAAATTTGTGGTGTTTGTTTCTACCCTTACTGCTTCGTGAACGTGAATACTTGAGGCTGTGAGATTATCTACATATTGTTTACTTGCAGCTTGTAAGTTTGCGCTGGGGTCAGCATTAAGGATAAGGTTTCCTGTCATTGTCCCACCAGCCAATGCAAGTCTTGTTGCAATGCTTGTAGCCATCGTTGCACTAAGTGCCGTGATAGCAGAGTTGCTGTTACCAATGCTCGTAGCCATCGTTGCACTAAGTGCTGTGATAGCAGAGTTGCTGTTACCAATGCTCGTAGCCATCGTTGCACTAAGTGCTGTGATAGCAGAGTTGCTGTTACCAATGCTCGTAGCCATCGTAGAGCTTACAGCAGCAATTCTAGTTTCTAGTGTAGCTGACGTACCAACACTTGCTTTTGTAGCTATAGCAGTACCTACATAATCTACATTTGTTGGAGCATTACCATAAGAACTTGGATATATAAGGTCTGTAACAGATGTTGCTATAGCATTAATACCGCCTCTAAAAGTATTAATGTAAGCATTGTCCCATCTAAGGCTGTCAGTACCTAAATCTCTTGAAGTGCTATTATTAGGAATAATATTAGTTGCCCAACGGCCAGAGCCAGTTATTAAATCAGTACTACTATTACCCAATGCAATATTGGAGTTCATTGTTGCTGGTCCGTTAAACACTGCTGATGCGTTGGAATTAATTGTAAAGCCATCGGCATCAAATACTACTGGACCTGTAAATGTTCCACCAGCTTTAGGCATTTGATTGCCAATGCTTGTTGCCATTGTAGAGCTTACACCTGCAATCCTTGTTTCTAATGTAGCAGAAGTGGCTGCACTAGCCTTAGTCTCAGCAAGAACAGATACTGCATTAATTCTAGTATTAACAGATGTAATAGCTGATTCATTAACTGTAATGGCTGAGGCATTTGCAGCAATGGATGTTGACAGTGTATTAATCTGTGTAGCGTTAATTTGTGTTTGAGTATTAGTAGCGGATAATCCTACAGATACTACATCAATATTAGCTTGAAGGGCTGCAGATGTGTTGGCAATAGTTGTTGCAATCTGCGCACGAAGAATAGCAGCAGTAGATACAGCAACTGCAGAAGTAATAACATTGTCACCATCTACTGTAAGAGTGCTTCCTGCATTAATGGTTGTAGCGCTGACTGTGCCTGCACGTAATGTACTTACGCTTACATCTTGAAAGGTAAGAGTTCCAGCTGTCAGTACATCAGTTGTAATATTAGTTGCACTTACCGTTGTGGCCCTTACAGCGCTAGTCTGTATATTCTGTGGTTGAAAGGCTCCATTAATAGTTAGGTTCCCGTTAACGCTTACATTGCCTGTAAATGCTGCAGATGTTTCAGAAAGCTTTAGTGAGGAGTTAGTACCCTCCCCATCCTGCACACGTCTAAGGGTGTTGTCTAGCCCATCATTAGTAGCGCTAGAGTTAATTGTAAGGATATCTTTATATGTGTTGGCAATTAGCTTACCAGTAAAATCAGTCATTATACGTTATTCCAACTTATGTTTACCAACTCCCACTGGTATATTGTGGTATATCTCTCTGTTGCTTTGTCCCAAGTAATCCCCCTGTCAATATTAGGGTCAGGCCTAGCATTCATTACATACTGACTTCTGTCTCGCATGTCAGGGACTTTGTTCTGTGCGTGGTTGACTCTGTCATAGCTTCCATCCCAGTCAGAGGGACACACCCAGAGATTAAAGCTGTTCTTACGTAGCCTACTACGTGGATAAGCAAACCCACAAATATCACACTCAGCTTGTACATGTTTTCCTTTAGCCATTTGTTACGGTCCTGGATACGGTGGAAGCCAAGAAGATACAGGCACTGCCGAAACAAGTGACGGAACCTGTGGTCTAGGGTCTTTAACAACATAGTCCTCCGTTACCCTAGCAATTCTATTTTGTGGATGATTCTTCTGGTCGAACCTACCTTCGTAATCAGCTGTGCAAACCATCATCCCATAACTATTTTTTTGCAGGGTCTTAAGTTCGTATCTGAAGCCGCAGATATCGCAAAGACCTAATGCTTTAGTTGCACCCATGTTACTACCTCAGACGAGGGAGAATGTACATGCTGGCACGCTCTTTATCCTCTTCCTGCGCTCTTAGTAATCTGTCTTCATATTCACCCTTAATCATCTGGATGCGGCCTGCATCTACACCTGGACGTTTCATTGACATGAAGTAGGCAGTGCCTGCAGTTAAGCAAGGATAGAACCTACGAGAGATGTCAGCAGTCTGAGAAGACTTGGATACATCTTGGAAATACTTTACAGTTTCAAACTTAATTGCATCTGTGCTATTCTCTGGTACAGGCCATAGGAAGACACGAGACTGGTCCCGCTCTCTACGTACAGCAAACTGTGTAGGACGCCCTGTCTGCCCCTTACGAGGGACTTTAAGGTACTCTTCCATGCTGATGCGTTCTAGCTGCAGGTCGATGTTGTCACGGTTAACCACAGCTTCCAGAACGTCGATGTTCTCTTCTCCCAAGACATAGGAGGTAACACTGGTTGTAACCGTAACAGCAGTGGTTCCAATTGTCCACAACTGAATGCCACGGTTCTGCCAGTCTTGTAGAAGCAGGTTAATAGAACGACGAGCAGACTTAGGCTCGTTACCAAGCGTAGCCTCACCTCCAATCATTTCCAGTGCTTCTTCAATTACTTCGTCAATATCCATTGAAAAGGTATATGTACCTGACGTTGCCATTCATGTTCTCCTTTAGTATAGTCTGTTATGACCAGATTGTTTGCGGTCAGCCTTTAAGCCAGCTGTCTGGTCTGTGCCTCTTGGACTAGCAGAACCAGTAGAGTTTCTTTTGCGACCACCTACCTTTCTTCCAGGCTTGCTTACCTGTTGGCTGACCGCAGACCTACTTATCGCCATCCTTAAGTTTTCTTTCTGTTCTTGCCACCAAGACCGAAAGTCTGTTTTTGACTCGAAGGAGGACGCTTAGTACTTTTACCTTTACCACCCCAAAAGACTTTGTCAGCCCAGTAAGCAGCTGAAGTCTTGCCTCTAGCAATGTTCTTTCCATGCCTTGCTTTAAAGTTTGAACGAGCTTCTTTGCTGTAGTTGTGGCCCATTCCTTGAGCGCCGAAACGAATTGTTTTAAGTTTTCCATTGTCTCCCCTTACGGCTACTACAGCCTTTTTGCTTGGATGGCTTGGCGTCATCTTAGGTTTGTTTAAACCCTTGAGGCCAAGTTTCTTTAATTTATTTTTTTCTGAATCTGTTAATGCCATGTCTTAGTATAACCTATTATGTCCTGAGATGGAACCACCTTTTGCAGCGTTTCTTACTTTAGCTGTTTTCTTAGCTATAGCTTTAGGCTGCTTAACGAACTGTTTTCCTTCTGCTCGTCCTTTTCTTTTAGCTGCCGTAGTCTTCGCATACTCTGCTTTTGTGAGTTTAGCCCTCGCCTTTTTTGGTAAGTACCTTTCACCTGTGGCCTTCGCCCCCTGCGTACTTGGCTTACCACTCTCGGTGCCCCACTCTTCTTTTGTCCATTTGCTTAATGACTTTTGTTTCTTTCCTTTACCGCCCTTGTAGCCACCACCTGCTTTCTTATAAGCAGCTGCAGCTAACTGAGCTTTACGTGCCGACCACTGACCTGCTGCCCCGCCCTTGCTACCCGCTTTAATGCGAGCAACAATTCGTTTGCGGAGTTCTGGCTTTGTGTACTTAGCATCAGACATTACTTTCTTTTACCACCACGGTTATCTGAAAGCTGTTCTTCAATATATTTCATACGCTCTTCGTGTTCTTTTTTAATTTCTTGTTGGTAGTCGTAAGCTCTCATACCTTGTTCTTTTGTACCACGGGTTCCTCCTGATGAACTAGCACCAATAGTTTCCGTTACAGGCCCACCATCTTGAAAGTATCCCATACTATTACGAACAGCAGTAGGAAGCTTGGAAAGACCCTTATTATTCTTTGGTACTTTTTTCATTACTTCATTGCCTTTCCATATCCACGGGTTGCACAGCCTACACCTTTAGGTTTACCAGCTATACTGCTGCCCTTGCCACGCTTAACAGTTTTCTTATCCATGCCGCCACCGTAAGACTTCTTGGCAGTTTTTTCTCTTTCGAGTCTGTTAAGCATTTTTTCGTTAGGCATTCCAGCAAACTTAGATTTAGATTTTGGCTTGTTAGTTACCTGTTTATCTGTCTCGCTTCTACGTTGTTTAGACTTAAGAATATCATTAAGTTTTTTACCATATGTACCGCCAGCTTTTTTAAGCTCTGCTGGTTTAGCAACGGAGTAAGAAGAGCCATTAAATTTAAAGGTAGTGTTACCTGTGCCAGCATCAAACTTAGCACGTGCTTCTTTAAAGGCTTGTGCAAAACCGTTGCCTGATGGCTTCTTAGCAGCAGCAGGCTTTTTAGCAGCAGCAGGCTTTTTAGCAGTAGGCTTTACTTTAGGGCCAGCAAGAACTTCTTTGCGCCTTCCTGTCTGGCGCATAATATCAGTAGGAGAACGTCTTTTAGGAACAGCCACTGAGTCCGAAGCCTTTTGTACTTTAGCGTCTTTACCAAAAGAAGCTTTTTCTTTTTTAAGTTGAGCAGAAAGTTTATCAAACTCAGCTTGAAGATTCTTTCTGTTCTTACCGCTTCCTGTAAAAGCAGTACTTAAAGGTGTTTTACTTGGCGTTGTTCCTCGACGCTGTCCTTTTGTAGCTGGAGTACTAAGCTCCTTATAAATAGCTTTTAGTTTTTTCTCAATTTTTTTAATTTTATTACCTGTAGGTGCCATTTTTAGTTTCCTCCTGGAGTTAATGTGTTGTCGCCGCCTGCTGGGGAAGAGTTATCTTCCATATCGTCACGGCGTGTTCTTCTAGCTTGGTTTCTCAGTAAGTCCATTGCATTTTTATGTTGTTCTTGATACACAGGAGTAACAGAAAAGTTTTTCATAAAGTTTGTGGCCTCAACCATGCAGCCATAAAATAAAGCATCATAGCATTCGTCTGAGAAATAGTTATTTTGATTAGCGCTGGTTAAAGCAGGCGGCTTAACTGTGTATACAATAGAGCCGCCATAAGTAGCGCTTGCAGTAGGAGCAAAAAGAATCTTACTGTTGGTTTTTCTGGCATAATACTTAGGCGTTCCCGTGCTGGCGCTTACAGGCCAGTAATCATTAATAAATTCGTCTGTTCTTTGAAGCAAAGCAATCTTAGTGCCTGCGTCTTTAAGGTGAATATTCTTAATAACCTTTGCTCCTGTAGGTAGTTCAAATGTATTTTTACCTGCAGAAAGGGCAACTGACGTAACAGTTACAAGCCCGTAGTCATCTAGAGCTTTTATCATTCTATCTTCGACACGATTAACCATCTTAGGAATATAGGCAATAAATTCAGTGCCATCATTCTCAGACGCTTCAATAATATCGTTTACAAGGTATGTGTAATTAGCCATAATAAATTGTTACCGTTGAACCTGCTGTAGGACATTGCACAATAACAGTACCACCCATACGGACGCCTGTGTCTGTAAGGTAAGCTTCTGTTACATCTGAACTGGTTGTATTAGTGAATTTAATAATACCGCCATTTGAGTTTCCAAAAGCATCTACGGATGTACCAGTGATAGTAAACTCACCTACACCCTGTGCATGGACGCCTCTAATGCGTGTACCTTTTAGCGCTACACCGCTAACTGTGTCTACAGCGGTATTAACCAGTGTAGTATTACAAGTAACATATGCTACCCTAAGATTTGCCGACATGATTTGCTCCTGTATAATAAACTTCGATGTGCCTATTATACTAAAAAAGGGCGCAGGATACAACTCCCACGCCCTTCTATTTTTTAGTCTATCAGTAGACTAGTGACTAGGCACCAGCGTTACCGAAGAAACCTCTCCAGTCTGACCAACCAAAGCTATAACGCTCACGAGCTTTAAAGCGAAGGTTACCAGTGTCGAAGTCTGGTTCCATCTTAGTCTGAAGCGGCGAACGTACGAACATTTTCGCACCATTCGGGCAATCAGTCTTGATGAAGAAAGCATTCGTATCGGTGAAGCGACGGTTCACGTAGAACCCACCAGGGACAAGTCCTTGGTTACGGATGCTGTTGATGTCATTCGTATTTGTTACACCCGAATCGGAAACGATTGTGGTGGACAAAGCAGAGTTCAGAATCTGGTCTGCAGTGAATGCGAGGTCCGAAGGAATGTGCAGGCTTTCGGCTTGCGCACCAATCAGGATACCACGGTCATCTTTGATTTTCGAGATGCTAATCAAAGCAGTCTCAAGCGATGCTTCCGAAAGGTCAGCAGCGGCCAGCAAGTTGCTTTGGTCGCCATCGCCAATCGTTGCGTGCGAAGCCGAGAACAATGCGTCCCCGTCACCACCTGCATAAGCAGCGTTAAAGCCGTTGTTGAATACATCAGCAGCTTTTACTTGTTTGGTGTTTGCCATTGCACGGGCCAGACCTTTGGCACGTAGTTTAGCAAACGTATCATACAAGTTATCTTCCATTGCTTCTTCTGTGATGGCAAAGCCAAGAGCAACAGTCTCGTGTGTGTAACGAGCAGTGTAGCTTTCTTGGGCATCGTCATACGATACAGCAGCGCCTTCACCTTTTACAGGTGCCGAGCCGAAGCCTGTGAAGAGAACTTCTTCTTCAAATGCACGGTCTGAATTTTCAACATCAAACAACGGTGCGTGTTCATCGGATACTTCTCCATACTCAACGCCAAATACAGCGTTCAGACCTGGGAGCAGCTCTTTGGAAATACTTCCTCTATTAATAGCCATTTCTAATTATCTCCCTTAGTTGGTTACCGTAACTGGTGTTGTTACCAGTACGTTAATGAAGTTCTGTTGGCTAACAGCACCCATTTGGACTTCCAAACGAGTATATGGGTCGCCAACAGCGTTACCTGGCTCATCGACAACGCCGATAACACGGAACAGGCCAGCAGCCGAAGTTCCGACACTACCTGCAGTGGTTAGAGCCGTGATTGTGGAACGACCAGTAAAGGCAGAACCAGCAGCAATGTTCGAAGCTGCTACGTTTTTACCAACGATACCAGCAGCAACGGTTGTGTCCGAGCTAATGATATAGGTTTGACTTGGGTCGTCGTTTACCAAACCGACAATATCGGAAGCCGATACGCCAGAGTAGTAAGGTTTAAAGTATTGCTCCCCGTCTGCTACGTAACTGCAGCCTTGGAATGTACCAATAGGCATTTCAGTCGAAGTAACGAGTGGAACTAGTGAGCCGCCAGACAAGCGTACAGGAGTACCTGTATACATTGCACCAGCACCAGAAGCGATTGGGTACGAAGTTGCACCACTGCTCTGAGGCGAGTTACCACGAACACGGGAAGGAGTGATACCAGTAATTAGTTTAGTAGTCATTTTATTAATCTCCTAAGTTGTGAATCATGTAGCCAGACTCTGTAGCACCTTGTTCTTAATCAAAAGAGGGTGTACGTCCTCTGGTTACGTTTGTTTTACTAGAGTTTCGAACAGGCATTTTTTTGTCACTTGCGTTTTCAAGTTGCGAGTTAACAGCGTCCACCATCTCGGCAGATGCCCCTTCAAAATGACGTTGCCGTGCTTCTGCACGTTTGATGGGCATTTTGGCAAGAGCCAAGTCCCCACGGCAAACAGTACCGCTGTAACGACCTTCATCTCTAACCATAGAGGTGTGGCCTAGTTCAGGTACTTCGTCGAGAGAAACAAACTCCCAGCCTTCAGCTAATCGCTTACCAACATTTGTATAATCGTCTTTACCTTTAAGGGAGATGCGTATCCAACGTAGTTTCATTCCTTGTTCGTCAAATCTATTGTTAACAAACTGTGGAATATCTAAAAGGTTCGGTTCGACATATTCGTAGTCTTCTGTTTCTCTTGTTTCCAGTTCACGAGACTGGGATTCACGTGTGGTATTTCGTGCCATAAGTATATGTATCCTTTCGCAGCTATCTGTTAATTGTTGTATATTCACCATCACCAGCTGATTCTACTTTCAGCTTTTCGGCGGCATACTGTTCAAGTGTAATTCCCCACTTTTGTGCGAGTCGTACGTCTTCTTGAGAGAGTTTAACTTTCTTGTTAGACGGGGATGCTGAAGTGTGCGAGGCTCCAGCTACTACTTGAGAAGCCGTTGACGTGGGCTTCGTACGTGGTTTATCGGCAGCTACTTCTTCTGTAGTTGTTCCGAATTTGTTAGGGAAAGTATCTGCCATACGGCGGTTAATTTCCTCGTAATAATCGTCATCAGCAGGGTCAAAGCCTTCACTTTGTACCTCTGCATCAATCTCAAGAGCAGCAGCAGTTAAGACACGGTCTTTATTAAACCAGTCATTTTCTGTTACCCAATGCTGTGCTTTTCTATCAGCAGCCTTATTAACGGGTAGCTCTTGCTCTTGTTCCTCAAAGTTAACAGGCTTAAAAGATTCAGCCTCTTGTTTAAAGGTTTTAATATTGTAGCTGTCTTGCTGCGCATTAGTAAGTGATTCTTGCGCCTGTAAAATTCTATCTGATTCCCCGCTGTCCAGTGCTTCTTTATAGGCACTCTTAGCAAGTTCAATTCTTTCGGCAACTTGACGCTCATTAGATTCTACGTTTGTGTTTAGAAGAGTACCGTATTCTTCTTCACGCTGCTGCAGTTTAACCTGCATGTCTTTCTGAGCTTGGAGCAGTTCTTCAATCTGAGCTTCACGTTCCTTCTTCTGTTTTACCAGCTGACGGATACGCTTCTGTGCGCCTGATGTTTCTGCTTCTTTGGCTGGTGCTTCCTCTTCCACTTCTTCGGAGGCGGTAGCTTCTTCAGCTTCTACTTCTGCAGTTGGAGCAGGTTCTTCCTGCTTCTCAACTTCTACTTCTGGTGCAGCAGATACAACTTCTTCTTCTGCGCCTTCAATTTCAATTTCAATTTTATCGGGGGATTCACCTTGTTCAGGTGTAATAGTAGACCATTCAGTCTCTGCCATTTGTATTTCTCCTGTTTAACGTCCTCAGCGAACTTAGACGAATAACGCTGATGTAGTATATTATATAGTATAAGCTACCGTGTCACAATAGCAACACGCTAAATTAATTTGATAGGTTAAATGTAGGGTCTAAATCTTTTGGGCTTTCAACTACCATTTTGACATCGTCGTCAAAAATAAGAAGCAGCTGTACACCTTTGTATAGAAATTTATTCCCAGCGTGTTTACCATAACACACGTAGTCTCCTTCTTTACACCAAGGAGTGTCGCCAAACTTGCTGTCTTGATAGGCGGCGCTTCCTACCTTAAGTACACGGCCAACTGTTGTAAGATAAGCCATATCCGATTTGGTTGAGTCAGGAAGAATAATACCTCCCTTTGTCTTCTCTTTAACAGAGATAGGGCGGACAAGTACAGTGTATCCTGGCACTTCTGGTAATGGTGTTGGGTCAGGCACATCGTCATTTGTAATCCACTCGTCATTTTTAATAGCATTAGATGCTGCTTGCATTAGTCTAGTCCTCTTCTATGTATTTAGTTAGATAGTCTTTAATAATACCAATTGATTTCTCAATCCCTGCAATATTACCTACCACCTCCTTATACATAGGATAGTCTGAAGCTGTCCCATATGCAAGCGAATTTTTCAATCCTTCAATTTCTTTTTGAAGTTCTTTAATTAATTCTTCGTATAACAAAATTAGTTACCTTGCTCACTCTTCATAATAGCCTTCAACATATCAGTAGTAAGCTGTACTTCTTTAATGCCGTTGGCTTCTTGTGTTTTAATTAAGTCAGCCAGAACGTCCATAGCCTTTAAAGCTCTTTTAGAATTACGGTCTTCTTCCTTTTGATATGCTTTCATGTTAGACTGCATCCCTGCCTCTTGAGCATCAATAACAATCTTTTGCTCTTTCAGGTCAAGGTCACGTTGCTTAAGTGAAGCATCCACCTGAGCCTTAGCGGCTTGGGTTTGATTTTTTTGTTGTTCAACTTGTAGCTTCTGTGTTTCAATCTGAAGCATCTGTTGTTCAGGAGACATGCCACCTCCCTGAGCCATCTGCATGTTTGTCTGCATGATTTGCTGGGCAGCCTGTGCGTTTGCCATTTCTTCTGGATTAGGCATCTGAGAAAGTTGAGCAGCTATCTGTGGATTCTGAGCCGCCTGCATAGACAGGCCATCAATCTGTCCTTTATACTTCAGAAGCATATGCTCAGAAATGTTAGCCTGTAGGGCTGAAGCCATCTGCTTAAAGAATGGATTCTGTTGATTGCCTGGGTCTTGTAAGAAAGCTCCCTTGAACGAAATATGTGCATCGTGGTTCTGACCTATAAAGGCTTGAATTGGTTTGTTCTGAGACACAGCCAAGATATCAGTCATTGGGTCTTGAGGTTGTGCCTCGTCTTTGCGAGGCATCAGTGTATCAATGTCGGGGACATTAGCTGTTGTTAGAAGCATACGGTTAATAGCTTCCATGTCAAACATACCTGGCTCTGATTGTTGAGCAATATTCTGTACCATTTGAATAAGCATCATGCGCTGAGCATTCGAAGGAATGTTAGGGTCAGACACTGGTACAATATCTACACGGCCATCAAAGTCTTTCTTAAGAATCTTTTCGGAAACTCCAGGAAGGTCATAAGGATATTCAGGCGGCAGATACTCGTAGTCAATACGAGCCAAGATTTTAAACTCGTCTCCCTGTGCCTTGTGTAGTCTCTTATGAATTGAAGAGAAGAACTTACTTGAAGCTTCTAACAATGCCAAGGTTGTTCCAACGGGACCATAGCCTCCGCTGTCTGCGATTACTTGTTCGGTGCTGTCAGCAAACTTCTGACCTGTCTGCGTTACAAAGGTAAGCATGTTGAACAGAGTCTGCGATGGTTCCTTAAACGGAAGCGGGATAATAGACTTAGACAAGTCCATGCCTGTTGCTTCTACTTCTTTAAATTCCCCTGGCGCAATAGGGTCGTTATCTCCGACCATACGGACGCCCTTAGCTTTGAAACCCCCTGGTAAGTTAGCGAACTGGCCAGCATCAAGTAGGCTACGCATTGCAGCAGTAGCAGACATAGTAAGATTACCAAGGAAGTGAATAAGACCCAAGCCGTAAAAACCAAAACCAGGAACATATCTGTAGTGCGTGAAGTGCATTTTCTTGACATACTTATCGTCTCCTTCTTCCCAGTTGCGGCGGATAGACAATACAGCACCAGTGGTTTCTTCTACTGTTACAATGTAAGGGCAGGCAACTTTACCTGAGTGCATCTTGTCTTCTTCAATCTCTAAGTAGCAATGTTGTTCAAGCAATACATACTGTGGGTCATTGTCTGAAGCAGGAGACAAGCCAAGAACACTGTCCATCTTTTCGGCCATGCCTGATAGTGTAGGAATACCAGCTGTAGGCAGCTCTATGTCTGCATACATTCCAGCATCTATCTGCCTAGCCAAGTCCACAGGACTGCGATATATAACATGAGTGTAACGGTCTGCTCTACGAAGGTCAGTCGCATAGTAAGAAACATAAAACTGGTCAATAGGCACAAACTCGCTAACAGGACGGTCAAGACTTGCATCATAATAAACCTTTTTAAACGCAGAACCAATAAGTGGTAAGTGGAAAAGCATACGCTCAAACTCGTCATAGTATTCAGGCATCTGTGTTGTGACCTGATAGTTCATAAAGTTTTGTACACGGTTTGCTTGTTGTTGTTTCTCTAAGGTTGCATCACCTAACACCTGAGCCTTAACTGGGCCTTTGGCGGGGAACAACTCGGTAGAGGCTTTGGCTTGGAACTTGACAGCAGACTCAATCAACAGTGGATGTACTGCAGTGGCTGCACCTTCAAACGGTTCCGTTGTATCTTCTAGCTTAAGACCAAGAAGTTCAAAGCCACGCTCGAACATTGATTCCCACTCAGAGCGAGAGTCTTTGTCAGCATTGAACTTATCAATCACTGTGTTTCCAATTTCAGATAGCGTATCCTCGTCAATTAAATCTACAAGGTTTTCAAAGAAACCCTCGTTGTCACCAAGGGTAAGTTCTATTTCTACTTCACCTGCTGTGCCTTCAAGGTCTACCTCAATCTCTCCAGTTTCAGGGTCAACAGAGATAATGGCATCGGCAGACGTAATGTCTTCGATGTTCATATCAATGCCCGATTCTTTTGATTTGTCTGATAGGTCGTATGGATTACGTTCAGTTGCCATTTACTTTTGTTTCCTATTTAATAAAGTCTGTTGTGTCCTGATTGTTTTTTCTTAGCTACACTGCCGCCAGTCTTTCTTGAAACAGTTCCTCTTTCTTTGTCAAGTTTTTTTCTTCTATCGGCAGCAACTTCCTTACCTCTTTTATATACATCTATTACTTTTTGTTTAGGGTCGTCCATTCCTGCGGCAATAGTATATGCTAAAGGAATAGTTGAATCGGCAATAAAGTCACTTACTTTTTCACCCGTAGTTCTTTTTCTTCCCTTAGTCTTTTTTGATGAAAGAGGTTTTTTTGAAGGTTTAGTAGGCTTAACCATTTTATTTACTCCTTATTTAATTCCTGACAATTTGCTAATAAGCATGTTGAGCCTATTATACACTTAAGTACGCCAGTATCCAACCCTCTTTTGTCTTCTTGGATTATAATCGTCTTCCCAGCTTGGGTCTTCGTCGTGAGACACATGCCAAGAGTCACGCATGTAGTGGATGGCCATAGTCATTGCATCGACTTGGTCATCGTGTGCGCCATTGGGAAAGGCTAGTGCTTCGTCAAATAAATCCTTCGCCCACTCCTTACCCTTCGGGATGTAGACACGACCCGATTCCATAAGAGGCGTTGCAGCATAGACACGAGACACCTTGTCCCTGTCAGGCAGATAGTCCAGCACTGGCAGACCAGCAAGTCTCATGTCCTGCAACAGCGACTGACCAGAGGCTTTCTTCTCGATGATGCAAACATCAGGGCGGTGCTTCTGGTATAAGTATTGTGCCGTTCTGCGCAGGTCGGGATATTCAAACCTTTCCTTAACATTTCCGAGAAGGATAAGGTTTGCGATGGTGTACTCACCGCCATACTCGTCACGCTCTGCTTGGTGAAAGATGCCCCAGGTCTGGATGACACTGTAGTCAGCCGTCTTCTTAGTAGAGAAGGCTGTGTCATACGTCTGGATAACAAACTCACAGTGCGGCGGGTCTTCGTACTCCCACCACTGAAACCATTTCTTTTTAATAATCCCGCCTTCGTCTGGTGACGGGTTCTGCATGTATAGCGCATCCCAGTATCTACTCCCGTTACTTGCTCTAATCTCTCGCTCATCCAGCTGCAGTACCTCATCTGGCTTCCACTCAGGGAAGTATGAAGAACCTTCAGGCAACCCTAGTAGCTCTGCTGATGTTTCATCTAGCCAAGCAGGGATACTAATTACTTCCCAAGGGATACCAGAGATGTCTGACTCTTGCTTTAATAGCCAACCACACAGGTCGTCATAGTGATACCTCGTGTTGATAATAATAATGGCACCATTCGGCATGAGACGTGTACGTAGACCCGATGGCCACCAGTCCTTGATATACCTACGGCCTGCCTCTGAGAAAGAATCTTCTTCAGACATCACATCATCCAGCAGGGCTAAGTGCGCACCACGTCCAGCAATCTGTGAACGGACACCAGCTGCATAGTAAGAACCATTCTGGTTTGTCTTCCACTTGCCTGCAGCCTTGGCATCTGCTCTAAGCTGGACACCCTTGAATGTTTTCTGAAAGGCTTCTGTATTTACAATGTCCCTCACGCTACGTCCAAAATCACTGGCAAGCTGGTCACTGTGGGACACAGACATAATCTCGTGGTTGGGTTCTCTGCCCATATACCATGCTGGGAAGATTTTACTGGTAATTAAACTCTTGGAACTACGAGGCGGTAGAAAGACCATAAGTCTCTTTAGCTCCCCATCGGCTACCTTCTGCAGCCTGTCACATAGTAGCTCAATGTGCCTGCCCATCTTGAAGTCAGTCACCAGTGTAGGTGCAGTCTTCTTAACAAAGGTCAGCAGGTCTTCCTTGGACTTTAACTTAATATACTTGTCAAGGGTGGCCTCAAAAGACATGAGAGTTTCTGTTGAGTTTAAAGTTTCTTCAGTAATCATTTATATCCTTTTAGATATGTTACATAGTTGTAACAATATGTGATATGCTAATATCATTAAGTGGTATTGTGTCAGTAGCAGTTCCATGCTAAACTATCTTTACTTTAAAGTTCGGAGGTACAATATATAACCTCCCAGGCCCCGCCTCTGCTTTAATGTCTTCCGACTCTATGTATTATACCTTGGACATACTTTATACACAACTTGTATTTACATACCACCTCGGAGGCCCCGCCCCAAAATTAATATTATGAACAACCTGGTAAAAATTATAAATTTTATCTGGAGTGTTTTGCTGTGTGTCTTTCCCAGACAAAGGGTGGGGGGTCTAAATAGACAAGCCCCCTGCCAGATTCTGCCAAGTATGATATACCTTTTTAAAATTCTCAATTTATGTCACTACCATATTATATATATAGATGTGTGTGTATTTTTTTGGGTGGGGGTCAAAGCCAAACCTGCCAGAATATCAGAGATTCTCCAGAATGTAAACCCCTTTAGTGCATTTTATCCACAGAATCCCCATAAATCCCCATATTCTAAGGGCTTGCGGCTTATCTTTGCATCATTTGAGGCCATATCCCCAGCCCTATCAAATACTCACAATACCCCCTATCCCCTTGATATTGTTACACAATACACCCGCCACGCCTTGCCAGCTTGCCAGCCCTTGCCGCTTGTCTTTTTCATGGTGTCTTATATAGGCCTGATAAAAAAC